CTTTTGTTTTTCCAATGAACGAACAATACCGGCGGCGCTTGGAATCGGGCAGTGAACAGATACGCATGGCTAAGATTAAGACGGGACGGGCTATCGCGGCCCAGTTAACGGAGGTACGTGATCAATTGACGGTAGCCAAGATGCTAGGCATCAGCCGGCAGAGCGTAGATTTTGTGGAGGCAGGCGCACTGAGTAAGATCAGGGCCCGTCTCCTCAATACACAAACCACAAACCAAAGGGAATAGCATGAAAACAGTCCACGGCAGTCCGTTTAAGATGGACTGGAAGGACCTAGCAGAGGTGAAGCGGTATGCCGATGCGCTGGGCAAAGGGTGCGTCGTGTTCAAGCATCCGGACCGGGATAACTACAACATCACGTTTCGGACGATGTTCGATCGCAGGCGCTACGCTGATCAGGGCTGTGTGATCGTGCACGAGCCATAGGTTATGACGCGACGCGAATTCGCCATCAATGTTATGCGCAAAGGTGGCTCCAGTGAGGAGACGATCCAAAAGACACTGGAGATCTTTATCAGCATCTCACCGCAATCCAGCATAGTATTTTTCGACACTGAGATGACTGATGAGCGCGAGAAAGAATTGGTGCGGCGCATGTTCGCGCTGCCCTTTAACCCAGAGAAGAACTAATGAAACGCGAAGCACGCTACGTCGTGATCAAGTTTATCGACGGGGATAGGTCGTCGATTGACGTGTGGCAGGTGCGGCTGAAGGTGGACAACCAAAGTTTCAACGTAGGCCCGGACTACGACACCAAAGCAGAAGCGGTATGGCTGAGGCGCCGGTTAATCGAGGCATTGCACACGATGGTGGGTGAGATAACAGGAAAGGAATAAATGAACCGAAGATCATTCATAACCAAGACGGCGCTAGCTACGGCGGCGGCGCCATTACTGCCTGGGGCGCTGGCGAAGGTGCCTGAGCCAGTGCCAGTGGTACCAGTGCGGACGGGCTGGCGCTGTGAGTGGAGACGCGGGGTCGACAGGTTCAATGTCATTGAGACCCAGTCCACGGCGGAGGTGCTGCAATTCTTAAATGAGCATCCGCTGGGCGTGATGAAGATGTGGTACAACGATAGGCTGGTATACGATCGCCAAAGTTGGAGGGTATTGAAGGAGGACAATGATTAAACTCATCGTTAAGGCAGAAGAAATCCCCAGGCCGGATGGGAAGGGTAAGGATTTCTCCGTTGAACTGTACTGCGAGCCGGCCCAGCTAGAGCCGCACGTGACATCGATGGAGACTAAGTTTATCAGCATAATCAAGCAGGCGGTGGTGGAGTCGATGCGTGAGCTTGGCCAACAGACGGTGGCGGATGGCAATGCACGTAGCTTTTACGAAAGAGAGGATGAAGCATGAACAGACGCGATGCGATCAAAGCCACGCTTGGTGCGCTGGCTTTCCCCTATGAGGTGCTAACGGGCGGGCCAGACACCGACCTGCCAGTGCTAAGCCAGTGGTTGCAGTCCCCGTCAACAACCGACAGGTGGCGGGTGGATTGGGAGCTGAACACGAATTGGCTAGCTCCCAATGCGTATGCCGTCAATCCACTGCGTGGCAGCGCCACGTTCAAGAATTTCAAAGACGCCTACGAGTTTGGGGTTGGACTGTTATCGGTCTTTCCCCGTGCCCCTGTATAGCATGGCTCGGCGGGCGGGCCATGGCTAGCGGTTCCTATTCCCACCGTAAGGGGCACGGTTACTATTTCGGTTACACTGATGAGAGGAGGTGAATGACTATGGGAATGGACGTATACGGAAAGAGCGGCAATTACTTCCGGGCCAATGTATGGTCGTGGCGCCCGATTCACGTGCTGTGCTACGACCTGAACCAGAAGTATGCACTCAACCTAGACCTATCCGGATGGTCGATGAACGACGGAGCTGGCTTACACAATCAGGCCGACTGCGATGCACTGGCTGATGCCATTGAGGCGCATGTTGCGGACGGGCCAGAGGAATACACCGCTGATTGCGGCATGTATTGCGACGCGCAGACCGGGCGGTTTGTGCCAGCGGGAACTGAGGGGGCCAAGACGGCGCACTACACAGACAAAGAGCACGTGTTGGAGTTTGCTAAGTTCCTACGGGAATGCGGCGGCAGTTTTGAGATCTGTTAACAACCCTTTTCTGTCCGGTGCTGTGCGCCGATCAGCCGAAACGCATCTGCATCTCCTATGGCAAATCATCCGTGCGCAAGGAAATCGTGGCCCTGATGCGTAGTTGTGGTGAGGCGCATTTCACCACAGCCGGACAGATTCAATCTCTATGAAAACCAAACTAATAACATCCCTACGAGCGGCTGCTTCAGCCTTGGAGCAGGGTCGATTCCACTACAACTGGCATGAAGCTAGCCGCTGCAACTGCGGCGTGTTGGTGTGTGCCCTGTTGGGCCTGACGCCGGGCCAATTGAGTCCTAGGATTCCAATAGGGGCCAAGGAACAAGCTACCTGGAGACAGAGGATGGCAGCTCAATGCCCCATCACTGGCCAGACCCATCACGAACTGTTGAAAACCCTGTTCGGTTTCGGGCTGACGCAGGAGGACATGATCAATCTGGAATTCCTACGGGATCCAAACGTGATCAGCCGCATCCCACGAAAGCGAGTGTGGTATAAGCTGTGGCTAAAGCGACGACCACTATACTACACCGAGATGCGTGACGTGGTCGTTCCTGTCCAAGATTAAAGGGAAACAACCATGATCATAGGCGTAGCTGAACATAAAGACGGGCACACCGTTGTCACCATCGTCCTGCATGGGGATGAGCCGGAGATAATTAAGGCAGGCAAATGCGTCACACATAGAATACCGGACGGCAAGATGGAGGTGCAGGTTGCCTACATGAAGACCCCACAAGACACCATCGATTACATCCAGAGCCTTGGCCTGCTCGACGAGCATACCGTCATTCACAATGATCGGACCGACGTAATCATCAACCGGCAGGATAGTACCAATGAGTGAACGATTCTCAATTGAAAAGGTCCCGACGTCGTCTCGGCGCGGGCGGACAGGTCTCACTGGTTTACTTCTCAAGCTGCCGCCGGGTAACTGTCTGCGGGTCACTACTGCCCGCGACGCCTATCTGCTTGGCGGTCTAGCCGGCGTGGTAAAACGTCACGGATTTATGCTCAGGCGCCAGCTCGATGGCGATGACCTATTAGTGTGGTTGGAAAAGCTATGAAACCCATCAACTTGCGTGAGATAGCAATGGTATTTGCCAAAGCGATACTGCCGTTCTGCTTCTACTTCACAGCTGGCAACGCAGTGATGTTCGTTGCGCTAGCGTTCGGTGTGCTTGATCAGTTCGTCTTTGGCACCATCGGTTTGATGGCTGGGATAATAATCGGATACATCATCCATCACTTCACAATCTATAGGTTCACCGAGAAACTACACAACAAGATCCACGATTTCCACCAGGAACTATTGGAGAAGGCAGTAAACCCGCCGTCTGGCGATGAATGGAAGGGCAACTAAAATGGAGACACCAATACACATCCTAGCCTGCATGCCCTGCTTCAGCAGGGATAGCCGTGTCACAGTTACACCATCAGCTGGCTCCATCCGGGAGCGGTGTAGCTTGTGCGATGAACCGATTTGGATGGGGATAAAGCAGCAGCAGTACAGACGCGAGCATCCCGAGATGTTAGTGGTGTGCTTGGTGTGTGTGGCTGTCATGAACAGGGAGCAACGGGACAAGGTTGAAGTGATCAATCTAGGTGGAGAAAGCGCACAGCTATCAATCGATGGTGAACCTATCATAGATTGCACAACCCAAGAGCAGGCTGATAAAGCAGACGCTTGGGTGTGTATGCCAGCTACTAAAGCGCGCAACCTGGACCGTGCGCTGAAGGATAAGTGTACCCGGTGTGGTATGACCCGGACATGGAGTTGAAAACCAAGGCGCCGAAGATTTGCTTCGACTGTGCTCGGGCTGAGCTCAAGCAACAGTCGATAGCGGAGTAAACAACAAACCAAAGAAAGAGAGAGAGACACATGGAAAAGGAGAAGGGACACCAACAACAGGAACAGACGGGCGGCGCCGGGTTGCCCAACATATTCAATGACAACCAGGATGGCGGCACTGTTACAATATCGGTCGGCCCGTACATCGAACGGCTGCCCGTAGGCGGGCGGACAGTGGCTGAGATCCGGCACAGGTTCGGGCAGCGGTTCGACATCGATGAGAGATCGGAAGCCATCATCAATGGCCAAAACGTATCGGCTGACACCATCGTGAGAGCGGGTGAAACCTTGATGTTCATCCACAAAGCAGGAGAGAAGGGATGAAGAAGAAACAGAAGAAACAGAAGAAACAAAAGCCGGCGCCGCAAATGCCAGTAGAGTTACCGACCGACAGTGTGCCGGTCAGGCTACTGGTCGCAGAGAGCAGGCGCATGAATGCGTTGGGCGAGAAGTGGTTCCTGAGCAAGCCCAACAATCCGAAGGCGGCCCAGCTGTGCATCGAAAATGGATGGGCCTTCTCATTGGCAGCAGCTTGGCTGCGCGTAGTTGAGAGGGGCGAAGTGCAGCTTCCGGAAGGATGGATACGAAACAAAGAACGCGGAACACTTATACCACCACCACCGAGATGATCCACCTCATCATCACCATCACGGACGAGGTTGGGCCAGTCGAAGGCAACCTCAAAATCCTCAAGCATATCAACCGGACTCAGCCCGTCTATGATACTGAGGAGTTAATCGCGGAGGGTTGTTTGAAAGCTGTTACCAAGGCGTTAGACGACTTAACCGAGAGGTTAAGGGAACTACCCAACCTAACCATAACCAAACTGGACATAGACCATGGACCAACTGACAACACCGATAATCCTAAAGACAGGCGATGACATGCCCTGGCCGGCTGACTCCATGTTCTACATGGTGACAGCCGATGGGTTATTCATCTGTCGCAACCACGAGTTCTTCACCTCATGCGTACCAACGGACGACTTCCACGCTGAGTTGAAAGAGCATCGCCCGTTCCTACGCATCCGTTATCCGCGCATAAGCCAGCCGCTATTCGAGATGGTGATGGGTTTCTTTACCCATGTGGCGGCGCGTTGGGGCACAGAGGTAGCTGTGCTACTGGCTGTGCATGAAACAGGACAGGTGACGTTTGTTGTGCCAACGCAGACAGTAGGTCCGGGGCACGTGGACTACGATGTGCCCTTGCTACGGGCTGGCTGGCGCTACTTCGGAGATATCCATAGTCACGTGGACATGTCGGCCTTTGCCAGCGGCGTAGACACAGCCGACGAAAAGCACCGGCCAGGACTGCACATTGTGGTTGGCCGGTTATATAGCAAGCGGCCGGAGTTTCACGTGGAAGCGGTGGTGGATGGGGTGCGCTTTCCGATCGGAGAACTGGGCCATGTCGTAGACGCTTATGACCAGCCGGCACCATTCCCAGATGAATGGATGGATAAGCTAACCAAGAAACGGTACCAGCCCATCTACCTTGGTAACTGGGACCGGGACGATTTCCGGAGCGGGACTGAGTAAGGCCAGCGCCCGCCTCGGGACAGAGAGAGCGGTGTGGATGGACACACAAATGCAGGTGACTAGCTAAGAGTTGTCTCATGAACACAGCTTGAAGCTAGCCGCCTCCATTCCCTTACAGGCAATCGGTCATGCGATTGTCAATAGCCGGGTAATCACGGCCTCTCTCTTGTTATTCTATGAAGCGAGCCAAGCGAAAGCCAACACCACACAAAAAACCCAAGAGGAGAATGGAAACCAAACCTAACCCGACCAAGCTGGTGACTATCACGTGGAGCAAGACCGTCGTCATGCCGCACACGTTCGACAAGGACGATGCGTCTCATGCCGCTATGGCTAGCTCGATGGGCTGGATGGATCTACAACCCAATGAATACACCATCACCAAGGTGGAGGACAAGTGAAGATAGAATTGGATCACATCGTTGCTACATGCGAAGGCTCGCGCATCTCATCGAACTATTTCATCGAGCAGATGTTACTGGCTCACTGTGCTGGGCCTAACATTCCAGGCATCTTACCCGATGGGGTGCGCCTATTGCACAGCGTGGGCCGCAACGTGGTTGTTGGCGTCCTTGAGATACCACCTCAACTGCACGCCGTCCGGATGTCGGACAGCTATTGGAATACATATAAAGGTGATCCTCCCATAAAGGCTGGCACCTATACACTAGCCATGCCCTGGATCATGATCCTCCTGACATCTACGTGGGACAGGACGAGGTGGGTGACCACTCGTTGGCCAGAATGTTATTTCATGACACAGCGCTTGGAATCGCTGGAAGATCCACTTTACGTGCCAGCCTTAGCCAACTGCGAATACTTTGGGAATGGCGTTAGGATGTGCCTTGGGCCATTCATTCACAACGAAGAATTAGGCAAGACATACTCCTTGGCTAGGTCAGCGTTCTTCGGACGTGCCTTTAATTACAGCGTCACCGGCGCACCAGTCATGGCCAACTACAGAAAACACCCAGACATAACTGACCTGGAACGATGGCAGGCCTGGTCGTTAAAGGATCCGCTGTTCGTGCTGAAGTATCCATGGATCACGAACGACCCACCTATCCCACCGATGACGATGGGGCAGCGCCTCGCTGAAATTGATCGTGATGTGAATGGCACGGGTATCGATTTCAATAACCTATTAAGGATCGTATTTCTCTATGGCAAAACCAAACCCAAAACGACCGGCACGCCGTCAACCTACGATATCTTTTAGTGACAGCTATGCTTACCTCAATGACACCAATGAGATCAGGATCGATCAATTCGTGGACCGGCTTCAGCACACTGGCTTTGATCTTAACGGCCTCATCCTGCCTGATGGACTGCGGCTGATCACACAGCCGGTCCCATCCTACATCTATGGCGTCATAGAATTCCCGCCTGGTGTCTATCCGATCAGATACGTGGGCATCAGTCGAGTCTCACTCCCATACATCGCAGCGTTCTTTACCTTGCATTGTAGTCTGGGTAACTGGTGGTTGGACCGAGTCGCTCCAGCATTTTCGGTAGCGCCTTTAACCGACTGGTGGCAGATGCTGTGCTATCCGGCGTTCCCAAATTGTATGATGGGCTACCTTGGTATGTGTGGAGGGAACGCTGACAACTTCATCACCGGCACTGGTCGCAAGCGGCCACTGTTAATCACAGCGGCTAGGCTGATTCGGGACAGTATCTTCCATAGTAGATTCAACCACGAATACGGAAATGGTTCAGCCTACGTAGCTTACTATCGCCGGAAGGGGTTCACCTTTACTAAATGGTCAGCGCTAACCAAGAAAAATCCTAACTTCGCTCTGACCCATGATTGGGTGCCAATGGGCACACTGGAGAGACTATGGGACTCGTGGGGCCCACGCCCACGGCAGCTGTATCACAACGCTAACGATTTAGCCCGCATCGTATTCAACCATCCACAATAGAAAGACCAACACCTAATGCATAAAGAACCAACCTGTCCGCATGCCAGGGCCAGTGACAGCACAGAGAAGGACCTAGCGTCCATATCCAACTACTTCACCGCTGAAGATCTTTTACAGCGGCTGTTCTTGGAGATTGCTATCGAATCTCACCAGGCAAGCTCCACTCCATGGCGCGACGTGACGCCAAAGGTGAAGACGATCACCAACAAGCTTAATGATGTGCTCAAGTTGTTAACGATTCTGACCGAATCATAATTTGTAGACCGCTCGGATGGATCCCCGGGCACGTAGGTTCACCTCCTTGTCCAGCGTGCCTAACCGTCCGGGCGGTCTTCTTGTTTTATGGACTACTGCCAACCTCCCCACCTGGAACCCACTTGGGTTGAACAGATGCGAGCCGAAGCCTACATCACCAACGATTGCCTGTGGATCGTGGGCGGCACCGGCACAATCAATAAGTATATCAGAATCAATGGCGTCAATCCCTTCGCTGTGTCGCTGGCTGAGTTCATGGTGGTGGCTACGTTAGCTGCTCATGCTCTGACCATGGCCGGTGAACCCACCCCCAGACGGGTCGAAGGGACGGGCTGGATGTCGGCTAAGGAATTGAAGGACGCCATCGAGGGCTGGTTACATGAAGGCAATGGCAACGGCCGGATGGACAGTGAGATCTGTCACGTCATCTACAAGTTTAGACAGAGACTTAAGGCTCTTGGACTGAATCCCAACCTCATCGAGACTGGGCAGTTCGGAAGCGGAAATGGCTACCGCTTATCAACACTAGCCATCAACATCAAACTAACCATAAAATGAATGCAGATAGCCCATCAGAGCCCGTCTACGGGCCACGCAGTAAGTTCGCCAAACACCACGCCCTGATTGAACGATTGGTCAGGGAATACAAAGGCAAAGGCAACCACCCCAACTACATTGATTGGCAGTCGGCCTTCAGGGATCACCCGGAATGGTTCGCCACATTGGGAATCGATCGTCCCGACAAACGTGGCATCACCGGACTGGGTTGGTATGTGCGCAACAAGATTCTAAAGGGCGAAGTGCGGCGCACGATAATCAAGCGGCCAATCAAGCGGACCCATCCAGAGTTCCCAAGTCCAGAGCTCACCAGGCACGAGGAAAACCTGGAAGAAGAATTCCGCAAGCTCGGTGCCAGCATCCAAACCCCAACCCCATCACAGCCCGCCGTCACTGGCGCCACCTCCGAAGTGAGGATTATGTTGGAAGTGACGATCGGAGTGCGCGTGGTGCAATCATAATAAAGTTATGGACATGAAAAACGTTAGCATCACCCCTAAACAAGCCGGAGAAATAATGGATGAACACTGGAAGCGAGTGCTGGCCGGCACGTTCATCCCTCGCCCCATCTCCGTCAGCACAGTCGCAAAGTATATCACCGAGCTGAGGAATGGTTCATGGCGACTGGCCCCGGCCCCCATCTGCTTTGATACCAATGGCAACCTAATCCAAGGCCAGCACAGGTTGGAAGCAGTCAGGCGCAGTGGAGTGACGGCCGAGTTCTTCCTGTCCAAGGGCTGGTCACCTGACATAATGGAGGTGTTGGATACCGGAAAGGCAAGAACTGTTGGGACGATGATGATCATGAGCGGGATGAAGAACACCACGGCACTTGCGCGCAGCCTTGGTTGCATAGCAAGGATCGCATTCCGTGCTAACCCATCTGGGCTTACGTTCACCCAAGCCAAAGCCCTCCTGGCTTACCAGAACATGGGCCATTCCATTGAGGAGGTGTTAAGAAAGGCGACCGGCACAAAGGATCACATAGGCTACATCGTGGGATCGCTGGCCTATTACCATTCAGTCCAACCCAAAAAGGCATTGGCCTTTGCTGGTTCGCTGTTCAACTTTGAAACAAGTGAAGGCAGTCCGGTGCGTCTGTTCCTTAACTGGCAGAAGACGGCTCAAGAAACAACTATGGCGACGAAGATTAGGGTGATGGCCTACTGCCTAAGGGCCTGGGATGAAGACACACAGCCGCAAAAAACCTCAAGTCACCCCGACCATGTCAGGTGGCTGGCCGACATCAACCCAAAGCTACGCGATTGGATCCGGCAACATATCAGCAGGGCTGGGCGCGGCTTGAGTGAGCAAGCCATAAGCGCAGCCGGCAGCTATCCTCCATTGGCATAGTAAACAAACAACAGAAAGGTTAGTCATGTATGAACACGTTCACTCAATCCGCATGGGTAGCACTAATGATGCTGCCCGTATTGGTACTGGCTCTGACATTCGAGAGCCAGATAGTTGACGCCATAGTGTTGGCCATCACGCTGCTGTGTCCAAACCTACCAGCTAAGATCATCCAATGGTTTAGTTGCCTAGCCATTGCTGCTAGCCTAGCCGTGGCTCCATTGCAGGCGCAGGAGGCGCCGCCTACCTATGTTCTGCCGGTGCTGCCATGGGATGGGCCCGGTGAAATAGCACAGCAAGGCACGGGCCTGGCCTTCATCCCAGCCGTCATCGTCGTCGGCGTTGGAGTAGGCGTAGTAGGTTGGCTAGGTTTTAAGGTGGTCAATAAAATCATGGACCTAGATGAGTTCATCGTAACCAATAACGCAGCCCAGCCGGGTCCATTAGTTATGAACAGAACGTTCATTGATTATGTAGATCATGGCTTCACTGCTATACCAGAGTTTAGCATTGGTCCAAGCACCTGGACTAACACTGAGCCAGCACAGGCACCTAGCCCAATCGACATCGACTACTCTGACGATGGCACTAACTGGGTTAACATGCTTCATGGTGTAGCGGTAGGTGACGAATGGCAGATGCCAGACACCGGTTACTGGCGTGCCGTCGTGCTACCTAGCAGGATAACATTCAAGGATGGGGCCATCACTGTGCTAGCGCCGCCTGGGGTGTTGGAGATCTCGCAGGACCTAGTCCATTGGCAAACCCATTCCGTTAACTGGACTGACACTGAGCTAACCGCCAGCCCTGGCGTGTTCTATAGGGTGAAGCTATGACACAACGTGACGAGATTTACCATGCCGTGGATATGCGTATGACAAAATGGGTTGGCGCAGTCCTGCGCAATCGCGGCATGGCCTGTATGTATTGGATGTACTGCACCATGCAAGAGCTAGCTAGCCGTGGCATTGCCTGCACTCCTCAGTGTGGCAGCCTAAGTGTGCGCATCGTGCCCAAGGACATGGATGATGGGAAGATAAACACCCATTACTCATTCATGTGGACTCCGAATGAGGCACCTAGTGTGCTAGCCAACAAGCTTGGGTGGTTGCCTGAGATCCATTGTTGGGTGGGTATCATGTCCACCCAAGAGATTGTGGACATGTCCGTCCACTACCTGCCAAGGGCAGTGGAGGCGGCGGGCTTCAAATGGCAGATGCCGCCGCCTCCAAAATATTTATGGGTGAAAGCCAAGGAGATGCCAGAGGAATTCATCTATGAACCTAACAGGGAGGCCACCCTGTTCGCCATGCACCTAATCGAAACAATGCCAAAATGAACGGATCAACTCGCAAACTAGTCTGCCCAGCCTGTGCTCGTGCCTATAACCAGCACGAGAAAGACATCGCCGCTGGTTTCCAGCTGCGCAAAGTGCACATCGACCACAGCAAACTGCCACCTGTACACTCTACCAATACGACCACGGTCCATGGCATGGTGATGCAGTCCATCGTTCATGACCAAGTGCCGCTCATGTGCGACCACTGCGGCATCGTGATCACGCCAGGCACCCCATCAGTGGGCATCACCGAATGGCGTGGCGAAGAGCCAGGCAACTGGGAATGGGAATTCGGCGGGCCCATGCCGGCCAACAAAGCCAGGCCAATGGATGAGAGCACGCGCCGAGCCAAGGAGAAGACCGACAATTTAGTGTCCAAAATATGGGCACAAGTTAAGAACGACTGGGACGATGACGATGATGACTAACAAAACCTATGAGCGAAGGACGAAAACACTCCAAACATCACGGGGCCTACAACCCCTTCTTCAACCCTGAGCTGCCGGCCCTGCCAGCCTTGCCGCCCACCTGCTACGCGCACGTGGAGACAATCAAGAGTGGCCAGTCCGGTCCGCCCATCGCGCCGTGCCTGGTCTGTGGCAAGGGCTGGATGGCGCACGAAACCAAGCCAAAGTACACGTCCAATTGGCGATGACCTGGAAGTTCGAGGAAGAGTTCGGCCTCTGGGAAGCGGCTGGCAAGGACTGGCGCATCTACATCAACCCGCGCCCAGCCTACTGCGACCGAGGCAATTGGCTGGCTTTCCTGGATGTATTCAACGATCTGCATCGAGAGGTGGATGGCCAGGACGGGTGGCCCCGCTATTACTTCGACCTGACCAGAGCCAAGCTGGAGTGCGAGGCGTTCATAAAAAAACGGGGATGGGAATGAAATGAGGTTGACGACGATTCAACGCGGCATCACCATGAAACGCCACATGACAAAGACCATGCCCAGGCGCCTGGCCCATCCACGGCCAATCCGGTTGTATCAAGACAACGACACCGAGTTGAAAGAACTTGCTACCAAAGTGGATGCAGACTACGCCCAAGCCATCGTGCAGCTTATCCGCGATTGCGTGGACGCTGGCCTGCCTGTCATCAAACGACGTTTCAAATTGTGAATGAACCCAACTACACAGCCTGGACCATCGTATCGCTGTTAGGCCTTGGCATACTTACTGCCGTGGGCATGGTCGGCTGTCCGCATTACAGCGTCTACCGTCAGAGATTGGAAGGAGCCGCTCTGTTGGCCCATGCCCAGTCGGCCAAGGAAGTGGCGGTTGCGGAGGCCAAAGCCAGGATGGAGTCCGCTGAACTGTTGGCCCAAGCCGAAGTGGCCAGAGCCAAGGGCGTTGCCCAAGCCAATGAGATCATCGGCGCGAGCCTGAAGAACAACGAGGCTTATCTGCGCTATCTGTGGATCATCGATGTGGCTGGTGCTGGCACCGACAAGACCGTGGTCTACATCCCGACCGAGGCCAACATGCCAATCCTGGAGGCCGCACGTTTTCTCTCTCAACCCAAACCCAAGTAAACCCAATAACCCAATGAACATCAGCCAATTGAAGGAAAGTAAGTTTCTTAAAAAAGAAGACTGTGGAACAGGAATCCTGGTCACCATCCAAAGTGTTTCCCAGGAGAACATCGCCAAAGAGGGAGCAGAACCGGAACACAAATGGGTCCTGCACTTTCGGGAAACCGAAAAGCCCATGGTGTTAAACTCTACCAATGGCCAGCTCATCGCCAAGATCATCGGCAGCGATGAGACTGATGACTGGACTGGCCACAAGATAGTGGCTTACGAAGATCCGAACATCAGTTTTGCTGGCAAGATTGTCGGCGGAATCCGGGTCAGAGCTCCCAAGAATCAGGTCAAACCCGCCCCAGCAAAACCGTTGGCCGAACCTGGCGAAGATGACGTGCCGTTCTAAATTGATGTTCAATGAATATCAATGAACTCAAGGCCAACACCACAGTCATTGAGGGCCTAGACGGGCAAGCCCTCATCGTTCGGGAAGATGCTAGACACCAGGTTTCCTGGACGACCGCAGCCATAGCCATCCGGGCCAAAGCCCTGGCTAGAGCTGGGATTATTACTGCGGTAACTAACCAAACCGAACTTGACGCATGTGTGTCGGCCCATATCCAGGTCAGGATAGTACGCGCTGAGGCGGAACGGGCCAGGAAAGAATGTAAGCAACCCATTCTGGAATTCGGCCGGACCATCGATGGCTCAGCCAAAGAGTTTAATGCACCTCTTGATGCTGAGGCAGAACGACTTGCCCGACTAGCCAGTGACTATGAAGCTGTGCGGGCCCAGCAACGTCGTGCTGCTGAAGCTTTGCGTGTGACCGAACTATCAGAGATCGAACGGCGCAAGCAAGAACAGCTGGCCCAAGCCAAGACCATCGAGGAAATCGATGACATCCAGGAACGGGCAGGCGAAGAAGTCCGGCAGGCTGCGGCTCCATTAGAAACAGTCCGAGCCCAAGGCCAGGTGGTCCGGGAAGATTGGGAGATAAACATCATCGACATCTGGGCCCTAGCCAAAGCCAGCCCAGCCTGTGTGAACATTGAACCGCGCTTGGCCCACATCAAGACCATGCTCAATGCCGGGATTAAACTGCCCGGAGTCGAGGCCAAGCGAGTCATCAACAGCACGGTCCGGATTGAACGCCAACCTGAACCGTTAAGAATATGAAGGAACCGGCGAGGAAATGAAGACCAAAAAATCCAGACACGCCACTGTTCGAGTGGGTGATTACGAGATCCCGCTCATAGGTGTGCCCCGCAGTGCCACTGATGGTATGTGTGAAGGCTGTTACAAGACATTTCATATTACCGAGCTTGGCTTAACTGAAGACAACCGCACGCTTTGTGCCCAATGCGCGAAGAAACAGTGTAAGGACCTTGAAGGCAGCGACCTGACAAAGAAGGAACCATAAGTCGTGTTGTGCGCAAATAATATGAAGATCGCTGAAGATTGGCTGCTAGACATGCCCTATAACCGCACTAAGTGGCCAGCATGGGTTGATGAGATAAAGGCCGACGCCCTGCGCCATGCGGCGGAATTGTGCGCCAAGGTATCCCCCAAATGCGGCGAACTAAAAGATAATGCAATCCGCGATTGCATTAGAGTCATCCAAGCCGAAGCCGACAAACTGACCAAGCCATGAGGACAGTGTTGCTCAAGACCCACGATGAATCGCAATGCGCCGGCCAATTCTGTTGTGTCCACAACCCATCGAACCACCACATGCGAACCTGGCCGCTAAACTGGCGTCAGGATATTGGCGTCATGGAGCGCATCTGCCCACACGGAGTGGGCCACCCGGACCCGGACGATGCCGCACACAAGATTCGGATAGGCAAAGAGATCCTCACAGTCCACGGATGCGATGGGTGCTGCTCGAAACCTCTGGCCAAGCCATGACAACTGCTATTGAATGGCCGTTGATGAGCAATGGGCCAGGCGACCGCTACTTCAATCGGCCTAAAAACTGGGATGGCTACATCGTTGGCATCATCGGCATGGCGATCTACGGGGCTGTCCTGGCCATGTTGTTCCTGCCCTGTGCGCTCATCGCATTGCTTGACCTGATCGAAAACAGGTTCAAGTCACCTGTCTGCCACAACTGCGCTAATCGTGAGGAGTTGTTTGCCCTTATCTACAGCACCAAGTATGGCGTCCACACGTGTAAGCGGTGCAAACGGAACTTTCAGGTAACATTTCGCAGCCAGCCGGTGTATACCGACACCAATGAAGAGATTCCTGTGCCGCATCTTCCATCGTCGGTATCACGTTCTGCTGATGATTAGCTACAGTGGTGGCTATCTTGTCACCTGCCATAAATGCACAACACAGTTCACCACGACCCGATAAATGTTTACGAGCGTCCGTTCAAACGGAACCTGCCCGAGACGCTGCGACTAATCTGCGCCAACTTTGGGCACATAGTTGTCGGTAGTCTCCTATTTATCCTGCGCCATCCGTTGGCCTGTTGGCCCATCTTGTTTGAGCGGCTTAAGTGTATCTTCTTTGGCGCCACCAAAGAACTGCGCACACCAGAAGGTTTCGTGTTGCGCCACACGCATCACTACTACATCTACGGCAACATCTTCATTGAGCAGGCCCTCTACCATCGGCGCCTGATCGAAGAGTTGAGAGATGCGTTCTACCCTTTGGTTATCGATGTGGGATCTAACATAGGTATCTTCACACAGTGGATTGCCAGCTATAACCAAATGGCCTTCTTCGTTTGCTTCGAGCCGTGCTTGGAATATTACCTGGAGAATCAGCGAGTTCAGAACCAGGCGTATACCAACAACCAGATCGATCTGCACCTGGCCGCAGTTGGTGACTACGATGGTTTGGCCAAACTAACCGTCACCGATCGGGTTGCATTGGGATCGGAGGGTCGAGATGTGCCCATCGTGCGCCTAGATACATTCCCCGAGTTCAAGAACGAATACAGGATTTTCCTGATCAAGATCGATACGGACGGCTCCAACCTGCAAGTGCTCAAGGGGGCCCGTGGATTATTGGACCGCACTCGCTTTGTGCTTATCGAGAAAGAGATCGATGAGGAACAGTATGCGCAATTCTTCCCGGGCTGGACCCGCTCCGACCTTGGTAACGATTACCTGTTTGAGAGGCCATGAAGATGGCCATGCTCATCCTGCTGGCGGTTGGTCTAGTTGGTAGCTTGGTCTATCTGAGCACACCGCTTTGGCCGTGCCTGTGGAATGTTCCGGTCAGCAAGCCCGATGGTATTGGTGGTGGTCGGCTCACTCTGAACATCTGGAAGCTGCCATTCGTGGCCGGCTTAATCTTTACTCCGTTGTTCGCCGCAATGTTCCTGCGTGTGCTCCACAATAAACCTCTATGAACCGTGCAATCCTGTTTGGGATCCTGCTACTTGGCACCCTCTTCCTGATGCAAGCCGTATCAACTCTCGGCTTGGCCAAACGCATCAGAGCTCTTGAGCGTGTCGAATGGCGAATTGTAATTATGACCAACACGGAAGGCTGGGCTTGGAATGAGGTGCATAAATTTGATAAACCAACCAACAGCTTACCCACTGGGGTATTGAGATTCAGACGACCATGAAACAGCTACTCCCATTATTCATTACCATCTCCGCCGTCGCACAACTATTGCCACCAAGCAATCTGACCGTGGTGCCACCGACCGACGTTCCAATTGTGCCAATCCTTGTCACCAACGGCGGGGTGCCCATGCTCGTCGGCAATTACAATTGGCCAGCCCAACCCACCAATGCGAACTGGACACCGTTCGTGTCGACCAATGGCGTCGACTGGATCCCATCTCACTGTGAGTGGGCCCAGCTACCAGACCGGGCTGGTCGTGCGGCCGGGCTGGGCCACTCCTTGCCGCGACGGACTGAGACCAGTGCCAACACCAACATCGTAATGATCCTACGGAGAACCAAATGAAAACCAAACCAACCAAGACCAAATGACGCCGTTGGCCGCACCATCAAATCCACCCAGAATAAGGCTAAGGGCTGCAAGGTCGTGTTCGCAACACTCACCGATGGCTATGAGAATGCCAGCGCGGAGTGGACAGAGGCGACGGTTAAGCAGGAGATTAAACGTCGGGAGAAAGAAGACGATTGGGTCTTCGTTCACATCGGCGTTGGCACGGAAGGCTGGTCGGCAGCCAGCCGTATGGCGGCCGGCACCATGAGCGTAAGCAATGTGCTGCGCACCGATGCCAAGAACATCCACCGGTCATTCGCCAAGACGAGCAGCCAGACCATAAGCTACGCCTCAGCCGTTTCTAACAACGATCAGGACGCGCTCTATAAACTCAAGAGCAACTTCTTCGAAGGGGACACGGACGATACGAAGAGTTAACGGTGTATCGCCGCACCGAACTGAGCCCAACCCAATAGCCCAATCAAAACCAAGATGACAATCGAGATGGCGGTTGGCTTTGCATTAGCGGCATTGAGTGGCCAGTTGCCAATGATAGCGAACACTATGGTGAGGATGTAAATTACCCAAAATAAGAGGCTTATTGACACAATGGTACCTTTGGTAGTTTGGTGTATTTCCTGCGGTTATCACTAACGAACAGTGGTTGAAGATTGGTATAGTGGAAGCAGGCTCGTTGCTGAGAGTCGACAGCCAGATCATACATAGCACAGGGGAATATATGATCGACTTCCCAAACGTTGCCGTAATTGTCCCATGACATCCCAGGCTGGAATCGTGCCTCCAAGTGTCCCATAAGGAATTGGACCGAGCAACCAGTGAGGGCGGCGGTATTATCCCGTTTGGTTGCAGCTCTCAGACGCAACACCCGCCGTATCCTAGACCGAAGGCATCTCGCCAACCGATACGACGGGTCGGCTGCGCATCGTTCGCGCTCTTTACGGTTAACATATTCCCGATTGGACCGCTGCCACCTAGCGCACATAGCCTTGGCTCTTTCCAAGTTATTAGCGCGCCACTTTTTACCAGCAATACGGGCTGATTCCTTAACCCTATCTGGATTAGCTAGTCGCCATCTCATGTCAGCCGCTTTGGCCTTCTCTGGATTTCGAAGTCTCCACGCCTTGCTGTATTGTTTTCTGCGCTCACGGCCACGTTCTGGATGCCGCTTTCGATAGCGTCTGTTCGCCGCACGCCATTGCGCCCGCACTCTTTCGATTGGAACTGCCATTGGACTTAGTGGATATTACTGTTCCAATGGCCCGCTGGACAGCGAAAGATTATGCCGCCTATCAAGCTAAGCGTGAGGGGCTTAGGTCACGTCCCGTCCTTCAAGAACAGCAAGCAGTGGACGGGCAGAAAGCTCATCACAAAACCCGAAAGGCAAAAGTGGATGGCTCAGTGCATCCGCAGTTTCGAGTCACAGTTACGCTCTACGTTTCTGACCGGCGAGAAAGGGATGCAGACGGGGCTCAATCGACAATCCTGGATTGCCTTGTCACTGCCGTTGGACGACTCCGTCAGCTGGATCCCTGAGATATCTGTCCGTGTTGTCCGTGTGCCAGCCGGAGACGAAGGCGCTGACATACTCATCGAGCGTGTGTGAAGGGGCCACGCCGTGTGAGTAGCGGCAGGGATCACACCGCAGGAGGGTTGGCGTAATTTGCGCCAGCTCCCTCCCGCAGTGAGGACACATCATTTTGGTTCCGGAGCCCCGACCGTCACACCAAGATTCTTAGCCGTCGCACCAATCACCGTCAGGGTGATGGTATCGGAGATTTCCTCCACGCCCTCCCCAAGATTGGCGTCGGCTTTAATCAGGACCTGGGTGTCACCCGGATCATCGGAACTGATCAAGTCAGCAGACAATCCGTCGTCTGCTACCACGACCTGTGAGTTGCCGGTGATGACGGCCCAGGACGGGGACCCGTCCAGCTTCGCTGGCTTGCCCGTATCGGTGACGGGCGCAAGGGTCACTTTGACCTTCTGTTCGTTAGTGATCTCTACAGTGGTTGGCATAGGTATGTTTTCTTTCTTTTGTGGTAGGCCGAACTTGAAGTGAAACACAGCCGCCCTGCGCCGGCCATGTCCATGGCAACTGGTAAAAATGTTGATGATGATGTCTTTGAGCGACTTGTCTTGTTTGATGAGCTTCATTGGATCCTAATGAGGATACTCACCCCTGATGGCACACTGGGAACCATCGCTGGCCCAGCTGTATAGACCGGCGGGCTCTTGGCTGTTTCGCCCCAGATATTGGAGGCAGTAATGGATGCCCCATATACACCGGGTGGCACGTTGGTAATGCTAAAGACGGTGCCGGTGGTGCCTCCAGCTAGCCCGAAGACGGTGGTGGAATTGGTGGAAACGTACACCCGATAGAGTTGGTTACTGTCACTGACCGGATTGGGCAGCCAACGGATCTCCAACACTGACTGCGCTGCGGCAGCGCTGGCCACCACGAGCGCAAAACCCACCGATAGTAAAGCTCTCATCTGGCACTGAAGGTGACCGGCCGTGATACAACCGGCAAGACTATTCTTCCACTCCTCTGCTCATGGCGCGTTCGTCGTCGTCCACACCCCATAGCTCCCCTGCACCGTCCCAGCTGGTTTTGGAATCCTCCATGCATTGGATGGCAGCGATTCCTGACCATTAGTTCCCACTGCCTTCACGGTCACCGTGTAGGAATTAGTCTCCAAATCCACCACCCACGATGTGGACGGGGTAGTTCCATAAGCGCCAGAGGATCCTCCATCCACAGCAATCAACACGATGTAATGTTTGATGCCTGGACTGGGACTTGGGTCCCATGCTATCTGGAAGAGGTGACCAAAACAACAGGCCGGCACCAGTAACGCCAACAGTAATAGTTTCATGTTTTATCCTCTACTTCTTGCGTGATTTCAGTTGGGCTCTTGCCTATTGCTACCATTAGCGGGGTCCCCTGCGCAAACGGAATAGCAATCTTGCCCGCATCGCTGGCTGCATTGGCATTGCGATCGGCCTGAAGATGCGCCTGGCCTGTGTCCAAAAGGAGCCGCGAGAAATCCCTCTGCGTTTGTAGTAATTCCAAAATGATCTCCGGGTCACACGGCGGCACCCGGGCCCGCATCTCTTCGATAATGTCGGTGATCGTATCAATAGCTTCCCGAGCGATATCCCCCACAATCACCACCTTGCCGTGGCCCATCTGTTTAATGCCCATCTGCTGAGCATATTTGCCAATGGCCGCCTCTGCCTTGGCCTTCACCCTGATGACTTTCATCCCGAACTGTTCGAAAGTCTTGGCCTTAACCATGGCTGCGGCAGCCCGTTCCTTGGCCCGGATGGCGATGGCCTGTCCATGGTCCTGCTGATGAACGATGGCTAAAGGTACCTGCCCGTTTCCATTATCATCCGATGTCATGGTCCCTCCATCCCTCCCCCGGAATTCTCAGGGATAAGTAACACTGGTTCCCCGGGAACAGCGCTTTCATCGGCATGTAGCATAGGCACCCCATTGGCGAGGGCTTCCCGTTTTCGTAGACGCGCTCGCCAGTTAGAGGATTTCCACAAGTCATCAGTGGCCGGTGAAAGATCACGCATTTTCTGCACCGCATCAGCCTGCGCTTGTATAAGGACGGGGTCACTCTTTTCTCCCAGGACACTGAAACGGCTATCAGTCGCCACAACACAGACGGGTAATGAAGCCAGATCCATCCCGCGAACTTCCACCTGCTTGGCTCCAACCGGCCATAAGCGATTGACCCCAGCACTACCGCCTTGGCGAATCTCCGCAAACGGCGCACGAGCTTTGCTCCACCAGTAGGCCAGGGCCGACACAATAGGCCGATAGAGTTTTTCAACAGCATCTTCGAATAGCGCGATGTATGTCGACGGGCCGGTGGCCATCCTCTGCTCTTCGATCTTTGCCACGGCCTTTTCAAAGGCCGGCGAGGGGATGGCTTCCAAGCAATAGTCCAGTCGCCCACCATGTTTCAAGGCTAGGTTGTGGGTCGAGCAAAGAATGTTTGGCATGCCAATTGTTTCTAAATCCGCCAGCATCTGGGCGGAAGGCTTCTTAAAGATCGCACCCAGCTTAAACTTGTCGCACTTGAAAGCCACGATCTGTTTCCAGTTCACCCGGAAAGGCAGAGCCATCAACCGACAGAAGCCCAAGTCCAGGTGTTGGCGCTGCTTGACCATCCATTCGGGCGCCTCCTTGGCGATGGCTTCCATGACCAGGCCCACCACCCCAGAGGGCAGGGAATGAGTCTTGGCGACGTGCTGCACGAATTGTTTGGGGAGCCATGGCGTCTTGGACTCCGGCACCTCCCGGATGAAATGCTGGAAGCGTGGACGCTTTGGCGGGATGAGCGGACAGGCAGCGTCGGGCCATTTGTAATAGTAAGCGACGGTGCAGCCAGGCGCCTTGCGCAGCACTGCCTCTGCCCCCCGACGAGGCAGGAGCCACCAGTCCTCTTTGTGTGCCAGCTCGTGCGCTTCGAACAGCGCCCGCAGCGTGAGCAGCTGGGAATAATAAAGGCCACAGGCTGGATCGATGCAGCCGTAATCTTTGCCGGTTGAACTGTCGACCATCCACTGGACGTAAACAGGCAGCGACCAGGAACCGTCCTGGCCCTGGGCATACCACAGTTCCACGTCCCCCAGAGTGTTGAGGGTTAAGAGTTGCTCGTCCGTAGTTTTACGGTTATCCATGGAAAACCTTTGACATCATTGCCTGCAAAAGACAATACGTTAGGACGCTGCCAATGACCCATCTGGAAGACTTGGATCGTTTGCCGCCCAACATCTGCCGGATCATGGCCAAGCGCAAAGACCGTGCCGGCTGCTTTACCGATGTTGAGTTGGCCAGGCGGAGCGGCTGGAGCCGGGGCAAGGTTGCCCGGTTGTCGTTAGCCTCCACGTGGGCCGGTCACGCAGATGACGTGGACCAGTGGATGGAAGCTTGCGGCCTGAAGTGGAGCGAGCGCCATCAGTATCGCACGCTCATCAAAAGCGCGTTGGGTCGGGGTGGCGTTGACCGGATGAGGCATCTGGCCAAGTCAAAGAAAAACGGACAAACCGCAAAACTCATCAAAAGAATAGCCAGGTCGTATGTCAATTGAAGTTCTGGCCCCCGTCGTTCAAGCCTACGCCAAGAAGGTAGACTGCAAATATCTGTGGGCTCGCTACATGACCGCCAAGCTGATCATTAGCAAGTCCCACAAAGAACAATACAACCACGCCGCCCGCCAGTTCATCCCGTTTGCCGATGGCAAGCGGCTGGACTATAAAGTGCTGGGCGAGTTCATCGAGCACCTGCACAAGAAGTATCCCAATCGCAACAGTTACAATCGGGTTGCGACCAAGGTGCGTAGCTTCCTCAAGTGGCTTTATGATTGCCACTACGTTTACGTCGACATGTCCAAGGCGGTGAAGTTGTTGCCACGGCCGCCCGTCATTAACCCACTCTGGACCCACCAGGAATATGAACAGTTCAAAACATTCTTAGCCAACAAACCGCGCTGGCAGCTGCATTTATGGCTGTGGATTTTAGGTTATCGGACTGGGATGAGCCTGAGGGATTGCTCTTACCTGCGTTGGCGCGATGTGCATCTCAATAACAATGGCCCATGCTTCATCGATCATTATCGCATTAAACTCGCCCACCACGGGGCCAATGGATTGTGTCGTATCCCAATCATTCCCGGCACCGATGTGCACGACTGGCTTCTTCGCCTTAAAGCCGTAGAACATCTCAACTACAAACGTTTCGACGGTATCACTGACTTCGTTCACCAGGATGCTCCTGGATTATTTGAGGCAGATGCGAATGATTGTGGCACGGTCCAACTGGAATTCCGCCGTCTCTATAAGCAGTGCGGAATTCGCCACAAAGGACGCAGCTTCCAGAATCTGCGCAACACCTTCATCTCTAACCTCGTTAATTCCGGTGGCCAGCACAGCCTCATCTGCACGATGACTGGCCACAAAAGTATGCGCACGGCCTTGATGTACCTACAACCGGACCGTCGCTCCCTCCAAGACACACTCCAAAATGCATTCGATTATGCTTCCGGATCCTATTCCCACGGCGATGCCGATGCCGCCAGAAAGCCCACCTACTCCGACACCACGACGATTGCGCTCCCCGCGTCCAAGCCCACCGTCCTCCTCCCTCCGCCAGGAGCCTTCTATTAACGATGTGGTGCAAATCATCAATAACGAGAACATCAACTACGGCCTCATCTTCACCATCGGTGACATCCGCCATGGTCGGGCCCACGGCTACCATTTCCTGATGGGGAAGAAAGGCGGCAAAGATTTCGTCACGGTGAACTGCGATGAATGCTGGGTCATAGGGCCCAGCAAGGTTCGCTCAAACAAACCCACCAGCCCCAAATGGCAAAGCGATCACAGTTGAACATGGGCCAGCCCGCCGAACGTATGTATGGCGTTGTCAAATGGTTCGACAACAAGAAGGGCTTTGGCTTCATCCTGGACCACAACAACAACGAATACTTCGTTCACTACAGCGCCATCGCCGGGACCGATGGTGGATATCGGAGCCTGCACGAATCGCAGGCTGTCACGTTTACGCCCGCCAATAACGAAAAGGGGCCACGAGCACTGGATGTCCAGTCGATATGAGCAAGCTGCTCTCCGGCCGGCACATCGCCGAGAAGGCGCAGGACTATCAATGGGTCGTGCTGGTGAGCGGCTGTTTTGATATCATCCACGTGGGCCACGTCGCGCTCTTTGAGCATGCTGCTTCATTGGGTGCGGTGTTCGTTGGCATCAACAGTGATGCGGCGGTCGCCCGACTCAAAGGGCCAAGCCGTCCGATTAACAACGAGCATGACCGTTGCCGAGTTGTGGCTGCCTTCCAGGCAGTGCGGCATGTGTTCATCATCGATAGCGACCGGGTCGATGGCGCCATCAAATTGGTGCAGCCCAATTACTGGGTGAAGGGCGGGTCGTATACGATGGAGACGCTGGACAAAGCGGAAGTGGCAGCAGCGCTGGATGTCGGCGCCAACATCGTGTTGTTCCCAATGGTGTCAGACCATAGCACTAGCAGGATAGTAGCCAGGCTCAACGAGATACAATATGTCTCGTGACATCCTGACATTTCGCTGTGCGGGGGATCTGGGCGATTGCGTATTTACGCTCCCGATCGTTCGCGCCTTCGGTGGTGGCGATTATTTGATTGAAGCAGCCAGCTACACACGAGTGATGCTCACACCGGATAAATGGTGCGGGATAGATTTACTATTCAAAGCCCAACCCTATATCAACGATGTGCGCGAATGGAGGCGAGAACGCGCCCATTATAATCTGAACGACTTCAGGGCAAGAATGCATGACGTGCTGCGTAAGCCACACATGGCTGGCCCGTTCCTGGAGAAACATCTGAGCCACTGGATGGCTGAGGCGCACGGCCTACCACATAGCGTCATGGATGAGGCCTGGCTAACGGTGACGCCAAAGCGGGTGGCGCCAGTGGTGATCTCACGGGCGGGACCAGGGCGGGCATCCCATCATGTTTATCACCACCCAACCTTCCCGTGGCACAAGGTGTGGCGCAAGTATGCCAGCCAAGCTGTGTTCGTCGGCACCCCAGAGGAGCATCGGGTGTTCTGCCTAACGTGTGGCGAGGTGCCTCATCACCCAACCGAGAACCTCTATGAAGCAGCCAAGGTCATCGCCGGGGCTGACCTATTCGTCGGTAACCAATCCTGCCCACACGCCATCGCGGAGGGGTTAAAGAAGAACATCCTGCTAGAGGTGTGGCCCGCCGGTCCCAACTGTTTGGTGTTCCGCAAGGGGGTAACACACTGGTGGAAGAACGAAGTGGAATTGCCTGATCTATGAGTGTTCTTGCGTCGGATATCGTTAGAAAGCCCGCAAACTATCAAGCCGCCAAGCTGCTAATGAAGTCCCCGTGGTGGGCCAAGTGTCCAGAGGCCGAACCTGCACTGGCCCAACTGAACTCGATTATCAGCAGTAGAGCGTGGGTGGATTTGACTAAACAACCCCCAACAGGAGTTGATAATAGGATCGGCCAGAAATTTTCAGGAGTTGTTGTCATCGGGTACTGCGAGCGAAGGGATAATGGAATTCACAGATGCCAACGCCGACAAACAAAGCCCGCATGGTGGGTCGGTGAAGGCTGGTCACCACGCGGCATGCGAATAAAGCGATGCTACGAACATGTTTGGTATATTCAATGCCTGACTTGTTGTGGGGTTTTCCACATGAAACAAACAGGGATTAACAAGTCAGTAAAACACGGCTGGACATGTCCGGATTGCTCTCATCCAGAATTTCCTAAGAAAAGCTTAACCACTCGCCACGAGTTCATTCGTTAATGAGTATCGCCCTTTGCTGTAACGTGTACCAAGACGCGCCTGCCCTGCGAGGCCTATTGGAGACTGGCGCCCGCTATTTCGATAACCTCTTCATCATCCACAGCGGGCCAGGCGGGACCAAGTCTACTGACGGGACCATCGAGCTGTGTGAACAGTTCGGAACCACCATTGTCTTTGATGACATCAATCGTGGCTTTGGAGCTATCCGCACCCGGCTCATCCATGAATGTGGATGCAGCTGGGCGTTCATCCTGGATGCTGATGAACGCTTTCATCCGTTAATCAACGTCATGCGTTGTGAAGGCAGTGAGTCCTATCCCAAATTCCAGGAGCCGAAGCTAACCGTGATTAAGACTGACGACGTGATTAACCAAGGCGCTCACGTCAAGAACCTGATTGCCAATCCTCACGTCATGGCCATCCGCTCCACGCGCCGGCATTGGTTTGATTTTGCGATGAAGCATCCATCGCAGAACTGGTTAGACAATCGCGACCATCAACTACGCATCGTGCGCAATCTGCCCGAGATTAACTACGTGACCAACGTCGTGATGCACGAGCGGCTTATCGATGGGCGCACTGGCAAGGACCCGGAGTTCCATCCCCAGGATGATATGGGTGGACCGTTTCACGATCACTTCCATTTGCATTTCCGTCGCACTCAGCCGGGGCACAAGGAGTGGAACGAAAGCCAATACGCACGGCTGAGCAAAGGCGAACCAATGTTCACCAGACAGGCGCCATGAAAACAATCCTCTTCACCGGCTACGATGGTGGCTATCAACAGCTGGCCGATTTAACTGTGCCGCTGATGAAGGGCTATGCCGCCATACATGACATTGCTTACCACATTTGGAACTATCCACCGAGAGATCTGAACATCTACTGGACTGGCGTGGCCAGGGGGCTGTACCTGCTTAAGGACTATGAGCGTGTCATCTACCTAGATGTCGACCAGATGATAACTAATCCAGAGAGGCCGCCGACAGTCAGCCCAGCACATGGGTTCTGGGCTAGCAAGGATTGGGGCACTGATGCCGTTGACCCATGGCAGTTCTCCGCTTGCGGTTGGGTAGCCCACCAGGACTGCATCCCAATGTTTGAAGAAGTACTAGCGATGGAACCAGACTGGCGTGACAAACCATTCCAGGAGCAAGGGCCATGGCAAGAGTGGGTGAAGAACAAGCCAGAGGGGCTGTTCATCAACATTTGGCCACGGCGCATGTTCAATGCTGTGCCCGATGCGGTTTGTCCTGGGCAGGTTCCAGAGCCCTGGCAGCCCGGCGACTGGTGCGCCCACCTCACCATGGTTGGGATCCAGCGCAGGATTGAAATCTTCCACGAGATCAAGAAGCTCATCGGATGACCAGGAAACTCCATATCGGCGCCGGCCGGGTGCATCTGCCCGGCTTCATCAACATCGACTTGTTCGATACTCATCACCAAGATCTCTACTGCGACCTAACGCGCCTGCCGTGGGACCCGGGTAGCTTCGATCTCATCTACGCCAGCCACGTCCTGGAGCATGTGCACCGGAGGATGGTGACGGCGACCATCCATCACTGGGCAGACATGCTCAAGCCAGGTGGGGTATTGCGGCTGGCCGTGCCATCCTTCGACGCCATCTGCGCTCGATATGCCGAGACGGGAGAGCTAAAGGAACTGCTAGGCTTGCTCTACGGCGGCCAGAACCATCCGAAGAATAATCATTTCGTCGTGTTCAATTGGCCCACGCTCAAAGAACACATGGAGTTAGCCGGCCTAAAGGATGTCCGCCTATGGGACTGGAAGGTTAGCGAGCACAAAGAGTTCGATGACTACAGTCAAGCCTTCTTACCTCACCTCGATAAGACACACGGGATGCTCATGTCATTGAATGTGGAAGGAGTTAAGTAATGGCCCAATATGCCGCAACTCGCGCAGCGTGGTGGAAGAAGAATCGCGTTAAGCTTAGGACATACCGAACACGGATGCATCGCATCTGGAGGAAACGCAACTTAAAACATGCACGTCGCTATCATCAGGAGTTCCGTAAGCGTCGTCACGATCAGTGCGAAGCTGTTAGGAAACGATCGGACGCCAAGCCACGTTCACGCTGGCTTAGGAGTATAAGGCTAGCTTCCAGGCGAGGATTTATTTGGAACATTGGCTTCCGCACATTCTCTAATTTGATCAAGCTGCCGTGCCACTATTGTGGGGGTCCGTTGCCGTGGTCATGCTCTGGCTTGGATAGGATTGATAATGCCAAGGATTACACTCGCCGGAACGTAGTGCCATGCTGCCGGCTCTGCAATTGGATGAAACGCGATCTTACGATGCATCAGTTCTTACGCCATATATCCCGAATCCACGCCACGTTAAACACCAAATGACGTATCTCGTTTACGATCCAAAGCCTTACCACAACGAATACGCCAGTCGGATGTTCTTCGATCCGATGCGGGCCTATGCCAGGGATCACGCGATCAAGGTAGAGGAGTGCACCAACCTGGACCAGGCCAAGGATGCTACGGTTGTCATCTTAACCGACCATCTGAGTGAAGAACGCATCCTGAAGCTAAAGAACAACGGCTGTCGCATCGCCACGTTCAATGTCACTGACTCCTCCTACTTCTCCAATGCTATCCGCTATGCGCCGAGCATCGGTCTTATCGACAGGATATTCATGGTCAGTGGGCTTCCGATTCATAACGACAGCACCGACTTCGTCGTCGACCCAGACTTCACTATTCGCCCGGTGCCTTGTCCATTCCTGCCGGAGAAGGAGTGGGAGGTGTATCACTTTCTGCTGACGGCTGGCCGGCTAGAGTCCCTGCCTTATGTTCCATGGGAGCCAATACCAGACATCCCGTGGACGCCATGGTCGCAACGTAGCCAGAAGGTTCTCTTGCGTGGTGGTGGGCATGCCCGGCGAATCATCCTGGCCATGTTCCTCATGCGGCTTGGCAAGTTGGACTGTAACTCTGGCATGATGCTTGGGTTTTATTTCTCTGACGCCATGAACCCACAGTTCCGCTTCTGCGACTATTGTAGGGCGATCTACAAGGCGGGTGGAAATAGAGCGGACTATATCGAATACGCTTCCGACCTATGCACTTCTCCAGCGTATGCTGGCAATAAGACGTGGAGCTTGGAAAACCTTGGCTTCTGGAACAATCGCTGCCCGCGTTCATTCTATTGGATGGCTGAACAGTTCAGCAAGAAGCACGGCCCCATAGATATGAAGGAGATGGAGACGCTCCTAAACGGCAATTGGATCACCGACAAGGCTCACCAGGAAATGCTGGCCCGCATCGCCTTCACATCTGACTTAAAGTGGATCCACTCCATCTACATGCCGCAGCGGTTCTGGCAGGGCGCCTCTGCCGGAGCGCTGAACATCTTGCCGGAGCGCACCAACGACCAAAAGTATTTCCCGGAGATGTCAGACGGAGAACATTACCTGACGTTCTCAGAGGAGATGGACATCTTGGACCACGACTTCGGCACCGTTAATGAGAGCTTGCACGAACACGTCTCTGGCAATGCCAAGCGCCATTACGAGCAATGGATTAGGCCTAGCCAATACCCAATCAACACCAACCTGCTAGCACACATCTTCGAGCTAACATGAAGCTGCTCAACGTAGGCTGTGGCGGACAGCGCCCACAGGACGCAACATGGATCAACCTGGATGAGTTGCGTAAGCATCTGGATGTTGGGACGCCTGAGCGAACCAACCTGGACAAGGAGCACAACTACGTTGAGCACACGCTATTGGCTGGTCCGATGCCGTTCCAGGACATCTTCGATGGGGTGTTAATCCAGCATGTCGTCGAGCACTTTAACTGCTTCGATGCGGTTACGGTTCTCGAAGATTGCCGGCGTGTGCTCAAACCCGGAGGACTATTGGTTGTGTCAGTCCCTGACGCCAGTTACTTCCTGTCTGTCTACGAAAAGGATACCAGAGAGCGAGCTATCGAACTGTTTGGTGAGAGCATCTCCGGAGCATGGCAGGACTCCCATTACACGCGGTTCTTCGATTATGCCCTGTTCCACCGCGAGCACAAGCAGCTGCTGACCTTCGATTCCCTGCGCTGCCTTGTGCTAAAGGCTGGCTTTACCCTTGATGGGTTCAAGGTTGCAATCGGTCAAGACCGGTCCCGGCAGGCGGTGGTGGATGCGCTGCGCTCTCAGTTAAATCGACTTAAGTTTTCGACGATCCTGTGGTGCGCGAAATGATACGCCTACAGGTGATGAAGCCGTTGCCGCGTGGGAAGTGGGCGTAATTATCTTTGATGCCCTCGATGCGATAGCGTGAAGAAATTTCCCAGCTGATATCTTTCAGCACGGTGTGGAAGACGCTGACCCAAAAGAGCAGGCTGAGCCTCTGCTTGTGCGTTACGTCCTCTTCGTATTCTGGCACGACATATAGCTTCCCGTCATTGGATAGTGGCACCACCACAAAGATCCCTTTGTTGGCCATTGCGCCGAATGTCTCCAGCGTGGCCAGCAGTTCTCCCGATGTCAGGTGCTCCAGGACATCCTTGGCAATGATCCAGTCTGGCTTAATCGCTGGCCGTTGGACCGATACGTATTGAGTCACGTCAGGATCGCAATTGGCGATAGCCCAATCGGATATGTCCTGCCCGTAGGCACAGAAGCCAATCTCCCTCATCGCCTTAACCAGATACCCACGGCTACAGCCAAAATCCAGAACGGTGTCATCCATCGCAATGCCACAATGCTCAATCATCCGCCTGGCCATGGGTATGGTTAAATCTGGGAGCCAGCGATAGTTCTCGTACAAGGATTTACCAGATTGTTTGCCACGCAGGAAATACTCCTCATCGTATGGGCTTTGCACGGAGGCCAGTATTTGAGTTGCCCTGGCCCGCGTCAAGTGATTGAGTGGGTGATATGGCTGAAGTGGTATATCGTCTCCGAACTATCGACCAGGGCCAGCGCGTGCAAGATCTAAAGACCCTGCGCCTAAACCGTAAAAACAATCGCGGGCTGATGGTTAACACCGCCACGGGTTTCTCCACCCGTAACCGCCGTGACTTCCTCAACCGTGCCAACGCACTGGGCATGAATGCGCCAGCGCCCATCATGAGGGAGCGTTATCAGCGCAAGGGATGGCTGTTGCAATCCGCAATCACGACGGTGCAGGGAGGATAATGCTAACCCCATCGCTATCGACGTCATTTACGTCCACTGGCGAGAAGTTGTTCTGGCACCAGGAGGCCATGGAGCAACTGCGCAATAAGCGTGGCACGCCCATCAGTTGTTGGATCGCCCCCACTGATATCTGCAATGCTAAGTGTTCGTTTTGTTCTGTCGGAGAGCGTCCGGGTGATGTTCTCCCCATCCGCATCATCAATGGATTTTTGGACCAGCTTTGTCCCCTGGGCCTTAAATCGGTGACGCTCTCCGGCGGAGGAAATCCGCTGCTTTATCGCTGCCCAGAAACCAAGACTGATTTCAATGGCTTAGCCCAGAGCATCCACGACCGAGGAGTGGAGCTGGCTCTCATCACTAATGGCATGCCGCTAGTGCATTACGATATGACCGGCCCGCTGTTTCCGTCCGGCAAGCAATACCGAACAGGATGGAAGACGGCGCATCCCAATGTGTTGGATTACTTCACTTGGATTCGCATCTCCATGGCTGGCCTTGATCATCCAGAACGCACTGTCTACGTGCCATCCATCGATCCATCTAAGACCACGCTTGGGTTCAGCTGGATCATGAGCGACTCCTACGAAGAGCCTTCGCATAAGCATGGTTGGGTGTCGACGCCTGAGGACATCCGCACGCCGATGGAGAACCGAAAGGTCGTCATGGTCGAGGATCGACTGCCATGGATCGAGGAGCAGATCTCAGCCTACGTTGAGAACCATGCGCCAGAATATGTAAGACTGCTCTGCAACTGCCTCCAACCCGAGCTCATCCCAAAACGCCACGCGCAACTGCAAGCCATGGCCAACCGGATTGACCCGGATAGAGTATTCAGTCAGTTCAAGCCGCCACGTCAGCCGAGACATAAGTGCGCCAAGGTTTATACACGGCCATGCCTAAACGCCAATGGGCTTGTATATCCATGTGATTCGGTCGTGCTCAACAAAACTGCTGGCCACAAATTCGGAAGTCAGTGGGCCGTATGCGCATGGGATAAAGTGGGTGAACTCTATTCTCAGCCCATCCGGCAGGTGATTGAAGATGACATCTGCCCTAATTGTGTCTTTAGCGATCAAGTGGATTTCATAGGCGATGTTATCGATGGCATGCCAACTCCGATTCCAGATAGTCAGCCCCCTCAACACTTAAACTTCACATGAGTCTGTCCATTGAGTATATTGTTGAATGCCTAACGTATGATCCGGAGACTGGCGTCTGCCATTGGAAGGAGCGCCCACGACACCACTTTCCGACTATAGCATGCTGGGTTAAAACCAACTGCCGACAAGCTGGAAAGATAGCAGGCAGCCAGCACTATTGTAGAGGCCGTCGTCATGCCATCAGGATTTCTATAACTAAAAGTGGTAGGCCGCATGAGATTAACGCGGCCAGGATAGCATTCATGCTGATGGGCGTTATCATTCCGTCGGGGATGATTCCGGACCATAAAGACGGCAATCCATTTAACAACAAGTGGTCCAATCTTCGTCTGGCAACAATCAGCCAGAACGCTCAGAACAAAGTATCCAATCGGGCCCGAAAGCATGCGCTTCCAAAGGGAGTATACACGGACGGAAAAACATTCCGATCTTCTATTTGCGTTAATGGAGTCAGGATACCGCTTGGGACCTTCCACAGTTCAGCCGATGCCCACGCGGCTTACTGCGCGAAGGCTAAGGAACTGTTCGGTGAGTTCGCACGCTTCAATTGACCTATGAAAACCTTTATTGTTCCGCTGGCTCTGTTCGTCCTTATTGGTTGCCAAACTACCCCACGCAAAAAGTTACCAGTGCCGCCACCCAGCGACCGGCCTGTAGCGATTGCACCTAAATCATTTGTCGCGCAGCGTTTGGCATCAGCCACGCCATTCACGGCTGCCTCTGGTCCCGTGCTCACAGTGGCTCAACCGCAGGAGCCGCTCGTCTTTGCCGCTTACTGGCCGACACCAATCGAGCCGGGCTGGGTGCCACAGTGGAGCACCAACATGACCCAGTGGACCGATGCCACTAGCACGGTGGTTTACACCAGCGGTCCAGGGCTGCCTTGGACGGGGAAGTTCTTTGTGCGCCTGGTGAAGCGACCTTAAACTACCACCGGCCTGCACATGTAACGACGGCCTTCGATCTGGCCCCATTCGTTGGTGGGATAGATACCGTTCAGGCCATGGGTCAGGGCCAGGTTGCGATACTGCTGTTCGGTGGCTTGGTAGCGGCGTAAATAAATGGGGTCTCCGACCGGATTGGTTAGCTCAGGCATCTTCACCGTCCTGCCCGGGAACTTGCTGTGATGAAGGTCATCGACGGCGCACTCGATGAAGGAAGCCCACGGCACCTTCTCCCGTATCAGCCGGCCCCGGTACATTTGGAGCAAATCCTCTGGGGTTATGCTGCCCACCCGAATTGCCACAATATCAGAGAGCGTGGTGAATTTGGCGAACGCCCCGCCTTTGGCTGGCTGGCCAGGTGTAGCCACGCAGATATTGGGGTCAGCGAATGCCCGCTTAATGACTTCGATAGATTCTGGTCGCCGGAAGATGAACCGCTGGGAAACTTTAATCCCAACGTCCGCGCCAGCCGCCTCTGCGAAAGCCAGCGCATTGACGAGGCCCTGAAAATCGCCGCCGAAATGAGATCGTCGAACACGCGAACACTTATAATTGGCGCCGTATTGTTCCGATATCCGCTTAATCTCATCAGACTCATGAGACCTGTCATCTGACACAAGCAGCGGGCTTTCGGGTGATAATTGTCTGAATTGAGCCAACCCAAGCTGGACAAACGACGTCAATCTGTAGGAAGAAATGGTGAACGCTAAATTAGCCACCAATGAAGAAGACCACTCCACTTCCGCCAGCGCAATATCTAAACCAATGCCTCAGCTATGATCCTCAAACGGGACAGTTTTGCTGGAAGGAAAGGCCGCGTTCGCATTTCATAAATGAACGTGCATGGCGGACCTTCACGTATAGATTCGCAGGGAAACCGGCCGGACATAAAGCGGCAAGCAAGCGCGGATTTCCCGGATGTCTGGAGATCAGGTTGGTGATAAACGGAAAGACTACAATGTTTAGAGCCCATCGGCTGGCGTTTGTTTTAATGGGCGTGGATATCCCGGCCGGGTTTGAGGTAGATCATAAGGACTGTAACCGACTGAACAACGTATGGACTAATCTCCGCCTTGCCACGCGGGTCCAGAATGCGGCCAACCAGAAAGCCCACGTGCATCGCAAGCATGCCCAATTGCCGAAAGGCGTATCAATGAAGCGGAACCGCTTCCGCGCCCAGATTGGATACGGAGGCAAGCAGATACCTCTCGGGACATTTGCCACGCCGGAAGAAGCCCACGCTGCCTATGCCGCGAAAGCCAAGGAACTATACGGCGACTTTTCCCGATCCAACTAATCATTCGAACGTATAAGTCTGGCGGCGACCCATACGCCCTTTGATGCGTCGGTTCAAGCGCCGGAGCCGGCCCAGCCTGGTTTTGGGGCGCACCACCGATGGGCCACCAGCCGGTCGGGCCCCACCGGGCCGAGGCGGGCGGGCGCCAGATCGGGATCGGGACGTGGCGCGTCCACCAATGCGCAATGGACGCAGGGGCCGAGCCGGACGGGCCGGACGCAGGTAACCGGTGTTACCGATTTGGATGGCGCGCACCCGGTCACGAGGGGCCCCGGCCACACCGATTATCTGGTAGGGGCTAGTGATTGGAGCAACCTTGGCCTGGCCACCTCCCCGGCCCAGCGCCACGTCCTCACGGCTGACCACCCCTTCGCGGCCGAACAATTCCCAGGCGCCATTCTGCCAGGCTTCGACACCTCTCTTGGCCAGCGCTCCACGTTCTCCAGTGAGACCCTTCTGCAACAGTTCGTATTGGGCTTGCGTGGGCCGTTTACCTAACAGCCCCGCTACCACTGGGTTGAGACTCTGATAATCGTTCCACACGTCCCGCGACGCTTTCTCCCGAGCTGTGAGTTCATCGTCACCCAGCGCCACGTATTTGGCGGTGTAAAAATCCTCCAGCTTCTTCATCTGCCGCTGGCCTTCCAGAAGGGCGGCTTGAGCTTTGACGGAATCCTTAGCTTCCCGAGCCTCGAAGAGCGCAGAGACGGCATCGCTCAGATCGCGGCGAATGATTGTCGTGGGCTGATAGTTTGGGCCCGCCGATGCCATGCGGGCTTCAGGCAGGAGTTCCTGATAGTTGCCCTCAGTCCGGTAGAGCCGCTCGGTCTGTTTGGTCAGTGACTGTTGGGCTCCGAAGAGCCTCTCCGCCTCAGCCCAATACGGGATGACGCTGCGACCGTAATCGGCCATGGGCGCCAACACCTGGCCGACATCAGCCTGGCCGCTCTTAGCGGTGTTATACATCCCTACCAGCGTGCGCCAGGCCCGCTGCACAATGGACACGGGGAACACGCGACCCAATGGATCAAAGCCACGGTTGCCCACCACCTCCCCTTTGAGCTGTAACAGGATGTCTCCTACATAGAACAACTGCGCCATGCCTAAGCTGGAGATGTTGCTGAGGAAACGGCCAACACTGCTGTAGAAATCCTTGTCCAGCGGAGTGGCCATGCTGGGCATGCGTCCTCGCATCGTCTTCTCCCATTGGCCGGTCAGGGATAGGGAGAAAGCCCCGATGAGAACGGCCATCAACGCCAGGGTCGCCAGGTGAGGGAGCTTGCTCATGGTCTGAGCCAGATCTCCGCGATCCCGGACAGCGCCGAAACTGTTGACAAGTTTTAGAAGCCCATCAGACGTATACCCTTGCAGTGTCAATAAGTTGCGAATAACCCGATTACCGGCGGCGGCACTGGCACGGTTGGCAGGTGTGGAAGCATTGAATTCAGAGAGTAATCGGCGGCTGACGGCATCGAACTGATTGTCTGTGAATATCTTGGGGTGATTACCGGCCTTGGCTTCTTGATAGTAACGCCACAGGTTGCGCTCCAACTGGAATCCTTCGGCGTTAGCGGAGGCTTCAAGGAAGGTTCGGAACAGGGCCAACGAATCTTCGTTCTGTTTGCTGCTCCTGAAAGCGCTCCATTCATGAGGCTGGAGCTGCCACTTGGGATCAGTGACGTCGAACTGGGTAAGGCCAGCCGCTTCTCTGGCGGATCCGTAGTTCATCGCCACTTCCTCCAACCGCTTGGACAGCCAGTCGGAATAAGTCAGGAGCGAGGCGTTGATGGCTTGATCGTATTGCTGGACACCAATCTTGTCGAAGATGGCGCGGATCGCCTTGGGCCCAGCCAGTATGAGTTTGCGGCGCTTGGTCCTCTCTGGATGCCCAAGCTCTTCTGTGGTAGTTGTTTCGGCTGTGTCCTGCCAGATGCGTGAGAGGCGATTAAGAAGCCGGTCGCGGGTATCGTAGCCCAGCTGATTGACGCGCTCCCCGGAGGCGCGGAAGTCAGGCTGGAAGAGCATCGAGGCGATGTTCTCGACTAGCTTCTGGAAGGTCTCCTGATCCTTGCCGGTCAACAGCCCTCCCAGCGCATCACTCTGTTTGGCGACGCTATGACCTAGGCTCAGAGCAAGTCGGGTCACGGTGCGACCCATATTCTTGAGCGCACGCCACATCGTTAAGCGCTGGCCAGCCAAGCCCATGGCCCGACTCATCAGGTACGTTTCGAACTGGCCACCCGTCATGTTGCGAATACCCACCGTGGGCAGCGCTAGCACTGCGCTAGTCATTGCACCAAAGCCCTCGCGATACCATTCGCTTTGAGTCAGAGCGGGATTGCCCAGTTTGTAGGCCTGGGTGAAGTCATCCAGGATGGCGCGCAGGATCCCCAGCACATCCTTCAACTCGCTGAAGTTGCCCCCGTAAGATTGGGCAGCCTGCTCTTCGGTAATCTCTTTGGCCTCGACCCGATTGACTCGGTTCTGTAACTCGTTAACAGCCCGCTGCACGGCGGTGGCGTAGGCCACGACCCGTTCATGGTTGGCCCGGGAGGTGATGGCTAAGTGCTCTCCTTGGGTCAGGGCACCATAATCGTAGAGGCTGCTGGGAAGCTCCAGCTGTGCCGCAGGGCGCGTGAACTCGTTCTGGGCAGAGAAAGGTATGGTCACCCGACCGTGACGGCTCTGGGAGGCTTCCGCTCGATCGGCATTGATGGAGCTGGCAGCGTCCCGATATTGGCGCAGCTCAGAGTTTAATCCCCGCATCACCTCGTCTCGGGTGTTAACGCCAGGGGTGTGGGGATACTTGGCGACTAGGAAATTTACCAGCTCTTCGAAGCTGGTAAGGGCTGGAGCTTTCCCCGTCGTCCCCATCCATTCGTTGGCCAGGTCCTGATAAGCCTGTTGCATCTGCGGACTGATGCGCATGAGCCGGTCCTGCCGACGAATATCCAGCACATGCTGGGTTAACATCGGCAGCCGCTTATTCCAGAAAGCGATGATTGGATCTTGAGGATTAGCGTTAACATCAAACCCAGCCGTGTTGGTGCCGTAGGCGGCGAGGATGTCTGCGATGAAGGAATCAGCCTTACGATTGAGATGGCGCGGAAGACCCTTGCCAGGGTCGCCCACATAGGCGCCGGGCCGGACCAGAGTGCGCTTACCGACCTGGAGCCGCACCCCTTCCACCGGCCGAGTCTCGGTGACGTTGCGGCGCAGATCCTCTTCGAAAGCAACCTCCTGCCGCAGGAGTTCCATGTCCTCTTTGGTGACGATGGTGCCGGACAATGGCAGAACAAAGCCGGCCCGGACCGGAGAACCGAACTGACGACCCCAGTGAGCCAGCTCGTTGAACACCACCCGGTAGTTGGCCAGGTTAAGCTGCACCTCCGGATGGGACTTCATCGCCTTATTGATCAGGTCGGGGATGTCCTGATACTTCTGGATGACGTGGCGAGCTTTCAGGAAATGGTTAACGAAATCTCCCAGCCGGCCACGCAGGTCAGTCCCAGCAATGCCACCTACCATCTTGGCGACAAAGTCGTGCTGCCGGAACCAGGACCATTTGGAGGCGTGACGAATCAGGGCCGGCACCTTCCAGCGCTTCTCCTCCGAAAGCAACGAGGCTTCCAGGAAGCTGCCGGGGACGAAGCGTTCCACCGCATCTCGCAATCCACGGACCTTAGCGGCGTCATAGCCCAACACTTCAGGCGATGGATTAACCTTCGGATCCGATACGTGAGCTGTGAGCCTTTGGTCATATTCATCGACGTAATCCTGCGCTGCCCGGTGCCATGCATTGACCTTCTTAAACCACTTACCCTTAAGGACGAAATCATCGGCCGCACCCAGCACCAGGCCTGGATGATTGGCAGTCTCTTTGGTTCCGAATGGCTTGAAGGTGGTGGCCGTGTTATTCTGTTCGACCATCGGCTCGGTCAGGCCGTAGGGGGAAGCGTTAACGATGTCACGGATCTGCGTATACTCAGGGAGAGCTGCCACTTCATTGAACATGGCGTTACCCTCTAGCAGGGTCTTTTGCTGGATCTGAAGGGTATCCAATTCCTTCATAGCCGAGCGCACCGCAGTGTTGGCAGCTGAAGCCCTGGACAGAGCCATCTTCTGAAGGTTGTCTGCCACCGCTTTGGCCCCGTCCGGGTCTCCTTCGGCTAACAGTTCCTGGATGCGCTCAAGCTGGGCGACCGGAAGCTGCAACAACTTCTTGTCTGAGGCCTCGATGAGATTGACGACGGCAGAGGAGAAGTCCGGGTTGCGCTTAGCCTCCGCGATAATCATGGCCACTGTCTTGGGGTCAGTGCCGTAATTCTGGTTGGCGGATAAGGCGTATTCTCGCTGTCCGACCGGGCTGACCAGCGCGTCGAACAGAGCGCGATTGGTCTCGATGTTGCGCCCCATCCATTCCGCAAAACTACGGATGGCAAAAAGGCGGTTCTTTAATTCCTGCGCCCGCTCTTGGGAGTCCAAGGTGCCGGTCCGCCCAATTTCCCCTTCGAGCGTATCGCGGACATCGGCCAGCAAGACTTCCGATAAACCCGACTCTATTTTAGCATCCGTAATATTACGGAGCAGGTCAGCGATTCTGGCCGCAATCTTGGGCTCTTCTGTCTTCTGAAGCTCCAGCATGCGGTTACGCTGGATATCGAAGTCTTCGAATGTTTTGGCTATGGCGGCGAAGATGGAAGCCTTCTGTTCCTTGTTGAGCGGGAAGCCATTGCGGATGGCATTCTGTACATCAGTGGAGAGGGTTACCCACTGCTGGACTTGAGCAGCGGCGGCAGCCACCTGGTCGGGTGGGGCATTGGCCTGAATCGCCTGCGCCATGGCCAATCCGGCTTGTGCTTTATCGGAAAAGTTCCGGTAGGAACCAACGTTATCGCCAAAGAATTCGATGACGGGGTCCAGGCCTAGGGCATTGCGTTGTGCGAATCGGTCCTGACGTTGCGCGTTGGTCGCCTCAATTTCAGCGGCCCGCTCGGCTACACTCTGCCCGTTCCAGGTGGCTTGACCGAATATGGCCTCTTTGGCTTGGAGCTTGGCTATCTGCTCAGCCAGTTTCTTCTGCTCATCCGGATCTACCTTAAGTATCTCGTAATAACTGGCCGCTTGGACCAAACTATTTATGCGGTCCCGCAGTTTGACCAATCGATGGGCTGCATTCTCGTAGAACAGCTCCCCCTGCATGTCGTGGACATTAGCCGGATTAAAGTCCACCTGGACGGCATTGAGCTTGGTGGCGAAATCCGGCCCCACATTGATCTGGCCTTCCTCAATGCCGACGTTCTCCATTGGGTCCGGATAACCCTTCAGCTGCTCGGCGGTGATACCGTCCGTGATGAAGCGGCCGGTGGCGATACCGGCTAAGCGCTTGAGCTCTCCTTTAGCCACCCGATATTGGCGCCGTTCGAAAGCCAGGCCCTCCAGAGCGGCGGCGCCTTGCTCGCGTTTGGCGTAAATCTCCTCAGCGATCCTCCCCACCTCTGCTGCACCTCCCGCCACCTGCATGCCCTCGATGGGTGGAGGGGTTGGCGGAGGCCCAGTAGTGGGAGCAGCTGGCGGAGTGGCCGGCGAATAACTTACGATTGGAGTATTTGGCGCGACACGGCGCGTCCCTTCTAACTGATTGCCAAGGTTAATTGCCTGATCCAATGCCGTGATCGTCTCCACACGATTGCCAAACATGTCGGTGAGGAAATCCGGGAGGCGCAGAATGCGCTTAACGATTTCCAAGAACTGACGGAACACTGACTTGCGGAACTGTGGCGGCGGGATTAGGGGACGTCCCCGCTCGTCGCGCCGGACGTGCATCGAATAATCTAAGGATGCCATCCAACGCTGGACGGCTGGGTTGGAGAATGCTTCGGCTAGCAATTCCCCGGCATTCTTCACCAGGTTGTGGTTTTCGAATTCAGTGCCCTTACTCCTATCCACGATGAATGAGAATAGATCCGCCAGGTCTTGTCTGACATCCATCGATGCCGATTCCCACTTGGCTGTGATGTTGTTGTGGGTAAGCTCATGGTTAAGTGTCCTGACAAACTCCGCCTGGCTGATCGTGTTACCATGAAACCCACGGGCGACTATTTGTATCATCGATGGCAGGACTTCGTAGGATATATGCCTGCCATAGAATCCAGTGCCGGTTTCACTAATGCCGGCAACATCAGCCGGCGTCACATCAAGAATGGCAATCTCGGCTGGATGCAGATCTGAGCGTCTAAGAAAATGCAGCAATAACGCATTGCCGGCTTCTCCACCATTGAGCCTTCCAGACTCCACTTCAGCCCTGAGTTTAGCCCAGTCTACGATGTTTCCATTTGGGTGTTCCGTCGTAAACGCACGCCAGTCAACCGTGCCAAACTCTGGCCCGGCCATACCAAAAGCGGTGGAATCTTCCAGACGCCTTAGATCGGATGGAGACTGCTGCTGCTTGCTGGCCATCCATTCCTCGAACGTCGGAACAGTTCCGATGATGGTCTCCCCTGCGCCCAACAGGCCATGGGTCATCTTGCCCTCCGCGTTGAGCCATCCAACGGACGGAACTGTGCCACGACCCATAGACCGTAGATCGTAGTAACCGTTGAACTCGCCCTTTACCCGCGTTCCATCGGCACGCTGGATCTCAATTGGGATGCGCTGTTGAGCCGGCGAGAGCAGCTCCGTCCCTGCGGGGGGTTGCGCTGGCAAGGCATCGGCCGCCTGCAACCGTTCATTAACCTGGGCTAACGCATCGGCTGCTGTCTTGGCATTTGCGCGCTTATACTTCTTCTGGACCGATTTGTTCTGCCGACCAAGCCGCTCAAGCGAGCCAGTGATCTGCTGCATCAGTTGATGCTCTGGTTCTCTGTTAGCAGCGGACGTATCTGGGTCAATCCCGCGATCGATTAGCCGGTTGTGCAGCCGCTCCATTGTTGCGAGCGCTCGATCAACAAGTGCTGGAGGAATGAATGGATAACTCGGGACAGCTGCTACTGCCTCTAACCGATTGAACGGCTTAGTAGCGATCTCGCGCTTTATATCGGCCAACGGCTTCCACATCTCGTGGAGCGGGTATTGATCGTCAGTGCCATCGCCGAATACAACCGGGTCGCCAACAGCAAACCCATAGCCAGACTTTGTCGCAGGACGGACTGTCCCCGTTATTCCGTTGTCCATGCCCACGCGCTCACCGATCTGGAAGCGCGCAGTAGGTGGAGTCGGCAACGGCGGAGGCGTTACCGCTCCCGGCTGGGCTGGCTGTAGCATCCGTTGAGCAATTCGATTTCGTATAGCGGTTTGTGCAGCGCGCCTTTCAGCTCTAGGTAGCGCATCTGCTGCAATCCATTCAGCGCTTTCTTCCGGTGTAAATTTTCCAACCTCAACAAGATTCCCATCAATACTTCGACCCTGTATGGAGACAACACCCTGTTCGTTTTGGATAACTAAACTATCCGATGCTAACGGATTGTCCGATTTACCATACTGGCGATTCAGCTGGTCCCACGGATCTGTTACCGCTCCCGGCTGGGCTTCCACCCGGTTTTCCTCAGCGCCCCGTACACGTAGGCGTTCTTGCGCTTCTTGCTCCAGCCTTTGTGCTTGTTGGCTTGGCGCTTCAATTGTTGTTCGAGCTGCTTGGGCATCTTGAGCCTCTCTTTCTGCTATGGCTTGTTTGATTCTCTCTACGGATGCGCGGCGTGATTGCCGGCGCAGCCGCCCTGGTTCGAGAGCTGTTTCGATTCGTTGCACGGCGGCTCCACCGAGCCTGGCCGAGATGAGGATGCCGCCGGCTGTCGCTCCACCCAACCCGAACCCAGCCAGTGCGGCTAGCCCGGATTCGTTCCAGATCTCGCCAACCGGCTTGTTTGGATCGATGTAAGCTTTCTCGGTGTAACCCTGGGCCAGCTGTTGGGTGAATTCCTCCGGCGCCTCCAATGAAGCGGCCTTGAATACCTGCTTGAAGAGTGACTCAACGCCTTGCTGCTTTAATCCGGTGCGGGTGATGTGTTCGATGAGCCGCTCGGTTCCTCCGAACGCTCTGGTCAATAAGCCGGTTGCCACTGCCACCAATCCAGCTGGTCCTTCTGCCTTCCTGTAAGCCTCCTCCTCTGAGAGGTTAGGATTAAGCTGCATCAGCCGTTCTTTGAATTGCTCAGCAGTTGGGCCATAGGCGGTAACACCTCCTGCGATAGCCGCAGCCGGTAAGCCCAATGGAGCAGCCAAGAGGGCCGGCGCACTGGCGCCGGCTATTGTTCCGACGGTCCCCGCTATCTGGCCCGGCAATCCTCCACCCAATCGCTCTCCTTCATACTCGGCTTCCTCAAGTTGTTTTGTGCCCTCTGCGGCCAACCCTTTCCCAGCTTCCTCCAGCAACCTAGCTGGAGCCATGGGATTGGTTGGGCGGGTGCTGACCTGTAAACCACCTTCCGGAACAACGAGGCTCCTGGCTAGATTACCAACAGCCTGTTTAGTGATACCAGCCGCGCCCTCTCTGAGTCCAAGTGCACCGCGCAGGAGAGTTTTGCCCAGGGTGGGCCGATTGCTCTCCATGATATCGGCCAGACGGGCATTGACGAGCTTGCCTTCCTCGATAGCTCGAAGGCGTTCCGACTCCAGCGCGTTGTAGTCATTAACGATCTGCTCATCGCTAGCCTCGTCAGGCCAAGCGACTACACCGTAGCCCTCACCCAGATTGACGAGGCGGGGCATTTATGGGGCAGCCTGGAGTGGTGCGGTTGGATGTCCAAACCATCGTTGATACCACGGGACAGACGGCGCAGGTGCAGGGGTAGGCGCAGCTGGATTAAGCTGGGGATATGCTGGCGGAGGAGTAGCAGCGTCACGGATCTGCTGTTGCCGAGCGGCAATGCCGCTTTGCAGTTGGCCGATTGTCGTCACCCCGGGAGCGGCTAGATCTGGATTGGGCATAGATGGAACATATCTCCCAGATGGATCTAGGTTCACAAGGCCTGGATTGGCCAGGGCCGTCTTATTCTTTTGGATCGGTGGAACTGTCGAACTATTAAGCGCATTAGCCAGAGCTACCGCACTTCTGTAGTTAGCCCGGTCAGCGATGAGCTTCTGTTCAGCCAACTCCTTCTCTCTAGCCGCCTGTCTGCGGTCGAAGTCGCTGTAGCCGTAAGCACGATTGGCCGCGCTACGTTCGGAACTGGCAAAGCCTTCCCGTTGCAGGGCCCGATCCTTTTCGTTCTCAGCCAGCCGTTGTGCCTGGTTGGCGTTTGCCTGCCTGGCCTGCTCCTGTGCAATCAGGTACTGCCGGTAGCCTTGATCCTGCTGCTGCTCGTAACCAAGTCGTGCCGATAGACTGGCGGCTGCCTGCTGCGCTGCGACAGGATTGGTATAGATGAAGTCAGTCTTTGGGATGCCCAAGCTGTAACGGCGAGAGGGAGGAGGAGACAGTTGCTGACCGTGACCGGCTCCACTCATCATAGCGGCGATTCGATCCAGCCAAGGGGGGGCAGCTAAAGGTGGCGTCGCGATACCGCTTCTCACGCCTTCGTTCATGACATCGTCGTAGTTAGGTAGGTAGGTGTTTCCTATGTTTCCAGCATTAGGCGGTGGTGCAACTGGTGGTAGCGCAGGCTCTGGTGGAATAGAAACTTCCGGGCCAGGCCCATAGTAGTCAGCTGAATGCGGCTGTCGGATCGGCGTAGGATACAAATCATTATAATCAGGGAGGTATGTGTTACCGATATATCCTGATGGCGCGGGTGGTGCTGGAGGTGGCGCCTCAGACCATCCCAGTCGGACCGGGAATCCAGTGGACTCCGGCGCCATGAGTCTTGGCATTGGGATGGGCCAGCCTAACCCCGTATATGGATCGGCGGGTGGTGCCACTGGTGACCTATATGGAATCGGCCCGAATGGACTTGGCATAATTATGTTTGGTTGTGCTGGCTTATCACAGGATTGACTTTTTACGCCGATTCCGTTGCACTACAAGCTAATTGCCCCTGCGATGTTTGAAGCATCCAGGGGCGCGGCACAAATCACAGGACTGACTTATGCAACATGAGTTTACCACTTCCTCTGTCCCAATGCACGCTAATCCCATTCTGGCTAAGCGTCACTGTTCGGCCACGATCGAACATAGATTTTGGAAACACGTAGAAAAGACCGATGGCTGCTGGAATTGGACTGGGTGTAAAGATTCATTTGGATACGGTCGTATAGTTAAACGCGGTGGATTCCAGACCATGAAGCCTCACATTTTGAGCTGGCTTATCCACAATGGAGAAATCCCTGATGGATTATGTGTGTGCCATTCGTGCGATAATCGCGCCTGCTGCAACCCATCACATCTCTGGCTTGGAACATCCAGACAGAACACCTGGGATATGATCAATAAAGGGCGATGCCCGTGGTCAGTGCTCAGTCAGGGTGACGTCGATAATATCAGGACGGTTTACGGGGAAGGCGGAATCACACAGATGCAACTGGCTAGGGTGTTTGGGGTATCTCGGCAGATGATTGGACATATCGTAACCTTTAAGCGTTGGAAATCATAGAGGGTTTCCATCCTGATCGTGCTGGGAGAGAAAATCACGTTCCCTGATCAATTTCGACATCCTATTCATGTGCTCTGGTCCTCCGGTAATCAGCGCGACCATGAAATAGACTTCGCCACCGCAAGTGCGAAGCACATCGGCTATCTTGCGTAAATGACTTTTCGGCGACCGTTCCCAGGAGACAGAATCCTGATACATGTTGGTCACCTGTATAATTGCCGGGAACAGTAGGTTTCGATAGGTAACGAAGAACGGCGTGTTGTAGAGGATCAGTGCCTGCAAGAACAAGTCTATGATCTGTTCCTTGCTCATCGTCGGTCGACCGTCCTGCATTTCGTCTACGAGATCGTCGATCCCATGCACGTATCGGTGATACAGATCGCAAAACTGCATCGCCTCCTGATTGCCGCAGCAAAGCTCCACGTTCCACTTCCTGGCTAGCTCCATATCCTCCTGGCTCATCGTGTCCTCTATCTTCTTGCCGTCGTAAATCACTTGGCGGTTGGCATAGTATTCCTCCTGCAACCTCCAGGCACCACGTCCAAGCTGCGGGTTTAGCAATACCATCTCCCTGGCGGCTGCCATCTTATCGCCGTCTTTGATCAGTGGCAATACGCGGTCTGATATGGACCCAAAGTTAAAGTGGAACCACCTCTCTTTGATCTCATCGGAGAACGCTTCACCGCCGACAGCGTTATAGAGCAGCCCGCAGACGTCATAGAAATAGGTCAGTCTACCAAATGGGACAGAGATCGGAGCAAATAGGTTCGGCAATGGATTGATGTCATCCATTAGATTGAAGCTCTCCTTATACCTGGCGATTGCGCTGGCTAGCGTCAACGGGTTGATGTGCATCAGGCAGGTATGGATACGCGCCCGCGTGATGCACTGGGTGAATTCGTCCTTCCACTCCGGGATGCGCCAGCCGGCTATAGCAGAATCAGGCTTCAGCTCCTCGATATTTTCGTAATACAAAATATCTGTATCAGATATCCAGAATGGTTGCTTCTCGGTGGTGGCCAGCATCTGGATCCATTCGTGGTGAGCATAGTCACAGACCTGTGCGTCGTAGTCGTTGTCCACGCAGATTTGGGACACCTTGGACTCCTCCACTTGTCCCAATTTATTCATCCACACCACGACGTCAGCAGTGGGAAATCCAACGCGCAGAGTCTTAAAGACAAGAGTTGTGTAATCGATGAGCTTTGGATTTGGGCAACTGGCCAGGATGTGGACTTTGGTGTTAATTCCTTGACCCTTCCGGATGACAGGTTAAAACGGATGCTCCGGCCCGTTGAAGCGGAACCGGAGCTAACAAATCAAAAACGAATCTTTTGATATGCCGCCAAATATTACTTCCGACTACCTCGCTGCTCAAGGGCTTAATACTACTATCCCAGCCAAGTTCTGGCGGCGTGTGACCAAAACCAACGGCTGTTGGCTCTTTGATGGCGGGAAGCACAACCGACATTGGGCCATTGGTGTCGGCCGTGGAACCATGGGGGTTCATCGCATAAGCTACATCCTCAATGTGGGGCCAATTCCAGAAGGACATCAGGTCCACCACAATTGTCCAGATGGAGACAGAGGTGACTGCGTGAATCCAGATCATCTGTGGACTGGGAACCAGAGCTCAAATCTCCGGGATGCAATTTCGAAAGGTCGATGGAAGACACATTTTAACGGCAAAACTGGGGAGCTTTGTCCCAACTCTAAACTTACCTGGAAACAAGTGATTGCCATAAGAGCGAACAGGCGTAGTTATCGAGAGCTTGCCATGATATACGGCGTGTCGAAAGGGACTATTGGATTCATTCGTCGCAACGAGACTTGGAAACCCGAAAATCAACCGATGCACTCGTGACATTGCTGCCAGCGCGCCATCTTTCTATGTTAAGGAAGGCAGTGAATTTAGCAGTTGTAGCTGAGTGCTCTATCCCGGCCGGAATAGCGAATCTGCGAAGGCAATCGGCATTGCTCACCCAGCCCTGTCTTTCGCCAATTCGACCGAACATTCTTCCAAACAGGAAGATGAGCGTAGAGTCAATCGATGGATGACAATGTGACTCGATTGTCTCCATAGATGGGACGCACCATAATTCGATTTGGAAATGGCCCCATTTCCAGAGCGTTATGCCGATGCACTTGTCGTGCCTATGGATCACAATCCGCCACCACCGCCTCCGGCCAAACCAGCTACTCCGCCCAACGCCTGGCCGATGCCCTGACTGGCCGCACCCAAACGATCCGCCCAGTTCTGCGGTTGCTTGTAGCCTTGGGTGGCAGCAAGTACGCCTTGGATGGCGCGACTGGCGGCGTCGCTGGCGCCGGTGGCCGAAGAGATGCGTTGATTGATGGCGTTCCAGGGCCGAGCAGCCACCCCTTCATAAGCAGCAGAAATTTGTGGAGTAAGTCCAGCGGCAGCGGCCTCATTGGATAAGCCTTGGCCGAACGCCTCCCCATAAAGACGAGGGAGGGCCGAATAAGCCTGTTGGGCGGTGTCATAGTATCTGCCGCTGGCAATGCGGGCGTTGCGCAAACGTTCCGCTGTGGAATCGCTAGCGGCGGGACTGAGGCCCCGGGCCCGTCGCATGAGGATATCCTGGTTAACGTCGAACCTTGCCAGCGGCGTAATTACATTCGGATCAATGAATCCGAAGGCGGTGTTGCCCACATCCCGCAAGAGCTGTGTTGGGTCAGCGTTCAGTCTGCGTGCCAGGAGAGTATTTAAGATGTTCTCCTGCTGTCCGGCTAACGCCTGTTGCTTGGGCTGTTGGGCCAAATAACCGCTGACGGCTTCGCGGGAGAGTGGCTCAATGTCGCCAAGGAGTGACCCTCCAAATTTACCAAGCGGCTTGGCGGTGGGGAGGGCGTATCGATTGAGATAAGCCTTGGGGGCGGCCCGAGAGCCAAATAGGGAACTGATCGAACTGCCAAGACCGCCTACAATATCTCCAGCACCATTAGCCATAAGATGCAGTTCTACAGATTAACGCTCGATTTGCAAGGGGCCATTATCCTCCGGTCCCTTCAATCTTGTGGATGAGCCGGTGCAGCGCTTGGATGTCCCGCTCCCGGGCTAAGCGCATGGCAGAGAACCAGCGCCTGACTCCAGGGAGCCTGAGCATTTCCTCAGGGGGCTCGGGCAGCCGGTCAAACAGCACTTCTGTGATCAGTTCTTGCCTGATCGATCTACGCGATAATTCTATTGGGTCTCCCATTATGGTGAATCCTGTTGGCCCCAGCCTTTAATCATCTTGCTTAGGGCCGAGAACTGGCCGGCGCCACCGACGCCAGAAATCCTGAAACGAGTAGAGAGGTAAATGCCACGACGCCAGGTTGGGTAATAAAACGTGCCATCAGGCCTGGTGCGGTCAGCAATGTGCTGAGCAGCTGATTTGGCAGTCTGACATTCGAATGGCAAGTCGCGGGTTTCCTTCCAGGTGAAACAGTTTGGGGTTGGCGCAAAACCGACGTCGACCTGAAGGTCTAACGGGCTGGATGAGGGCAGTGGCTCAGCTTCAACGCCCACCATCTTGATCATCTTTTCGTCGTCAGTGCGGTAGTTTTCGGCGCCTTCCTGCATAACGGTGTCGTAGCCGTCCCTGACGTAGCAGGTCAGGTCACAGGCGTATGGGCCGTAAGGGTCACAGCTTGCGTCCTGGCAACAGGCATTGACCACCAGCCCACAGAAGTTACCCGCATCGATAAGCGCACCCAGCTGGCCATCGGACCGGAACCGGATTCGTCCAGCGGCTAGGTCCAGATCGTAGTCCACGCCTGCGACCAAGTTGAGTTCGACGACGGTGCAGGCCATTAGATTACCTCTTTAAGCCCTTGAGCTCCGTGTTGAACAGCCCAGACTTTGGTTGGTGTGAAAACGACATCAACTGGAGAATCAAACCCGGTCTTTGTAGATTCAACTGTGTCGGTGGTTGGGTCGATGATGACCACGGTGTTGGCATTAAAGGTGGGCACATAAATCCGGTCGTTAATGGACCAGTACCGTATTTTACGAGGAGTGGCCGCCGTGTCCCCCAAGTCTATAGTGGTGTTATTGTCATCGCTGATGCGTACCTTCTGGATTTTATACCTCTCGATTGTAGTTCCCTGCCAAAGAGTGAAGTAAAGATGACCAGACCTATAGCAAATACCTTTCGCCATTGGGTCGCTAACTCCACTGATATCAACGGTGTCACTCTGCGTAACTCCTGGAGCCGGGGCATGAGCAGTAGCCCCCTGCTGCGTAGATACCCAAATTACGTTGTTGTCTGCATCATACGTAAGCCCCTGGGAAAATCCTATGTTCCGATTATTGGAAGACGAGTTGTCCCAGGTTTCACCTGCTACATCAAACCGCATTAGATAACAAGCGTTGTTTGACTGTGATCTGTCAAACATCAGAAAATAAATATCTCCAGCGACGCTCACCATCTCCCGTGGACCAGATTCGAAGTATTCGTGCGCCACTGTAACGCCTGACGCGAATATATTGAACGTCCCATCAACGGCCAGCGTATCCGGATTGAGCTTGAACATCCATTTAACACGGTTTATAGCCGCCGGCTCGTTGCCAGGATCATTCATCCATGCTGTCACATAAAGCTTGTCGGTGATTGAGGAGTAAGCGATGTATGAATCGTAGAACCGATTCTCAAAGAACCTGGCGGACGAAATCTTCTCTCCGGTGGTGGCGTTTAGTTTATAAACGTAACCTCCACTGACGCCATAAATGACATCCCGGCCTGGTTCGTAAACGGCATGGTTAAGTGGCATATCTTCTAGCTCTATGTGATAACCGGTTATCGAGTTTATGCCAGAGCAATGCGCCGCCGACAGCGGAAGCCATTGATCCAGCACTAGCGCGCCGCCAGTGAAGCCCTCATCTTGGCCAGTCTCGGTGGCGAATGGGACATCAGCACAGGCTGGCGGTGCTGTTGCGAGGCGTTCCCGGTAATAGATGTCGTCCTCCAGCTGCTTGAGCGCAAAGTCCACCGCTGAGGCTGCCACGAAGGTTGCCGGAACAGCGCAATCCTCACAGAAGAAATCCAGGGTTTTACCAGCCAGGATGGCACACAGAGAATTGGGATGGACCGGGAAATTGATGTCCTCCTCTGGATTGCGAATGAACAGTAACAGGGTGGCCATAACTCAAACGATCGTCACTTCTACTGAGCTAGCCGCAGGCCCGTCTATCCAGGTTGAAACCGCCAAATTATAGGTGCCATACGGACAATTGGCCTGTGGCGTAAGCTGATACGAAGCGAATGAGGCCCCTCGATAGATGCTGATCCACCAGTTACCCGGCGCGCCTGACAGTATGACACCAATGCCACCAAAACCGACTGGGCCAGAACACCAATTCAACCACTGGCACGGAGGGCTTCCGGCATTCACCAGTGATCCGTCCCAGGCTGGGCAACCGAGCGCTTCCGGCCCCGCCTGATACATTGGCATCAGATCCCGGGCGTAAAGCGTTACGGGCATCTGGGAACAATCCGTCCCGCAGTCTTCTGGCTCTGGCTCTGGCTCGGGTTCGGGCTCCGCATCCGGATCCGCAGGCTGCTCTATTATCCGATTAGGATCTGGGCACACGGGCCCGTCCTTGATGCCGGTGGCCACCTTGCTTCCACGTGGACAGATGCCCAGGGTCTCCATCCATTCACCCACCGTGGGCCGCTGGTCCCGGTGGAAGGTCAAGAAAGCCGTGAAGCCGTGGTCGATGAAGTCAGCGGCGCTGAATTTGAGGTTAAGCCGTAACGTGACGTCCGGACAGATGTTGTCTCCGGTTGGCCAAGAGAAGAATGCTTCGCGGGTGTTCTCGTTCCAACCGCCTGTGACCAGATTGCAGGCATCGTTGTTGATGCGTTGATAGGTGGCGTCGTCCTCAGCTATTCCGTTATAGACAAAGCCGGCGGCCCTAGTGATCCACTCCACGTTAATCGGCCGGGTATCGAACTGAGTGAACATGTAAATGTCACTCTCGCCCATATAAATGTGGGCGTCGCCAGCGTTTACCAGGGAATACTTGTAGCGCAGAGCGTTGCCACCCCGATAAATCTCCTCGAAGTTAAACACGTCTTCCCCACCGACCAGGGACACCCGGATGATTGATTTATCGGTGTAAAGGATGAGCCAGTTTCCGATGGGCGCGGCAGCCAGGATAGTCTCTCCAACCGCTGTGGTGGCCCGGCCGGCAAAACTGGTATCACTTTCGATGAATGAATTGGGATCCTCCAGATCACTCCAAATAATCGTACTGCCGCTGCGCACGCCGGCTTCGGTGATGTCGAAGAAGATTACGAATCCCTTCCAGGTAACCACTCCGCCAGCTCGGGTAATACCAAGCACTGCCAGGTCTGTGATCGGTTGGAGTGACTGAAGCCCGCAGCCAGAAGAATCGCTTCCAAGTTGGTAGATAAATGGGGGATCGAAGTTATTGGTGAAAACAAGGTATTCTCCAATGGTAGCGGCCATTCCTCGAACGCTGTTGCACCCGCACTGTTCGGTCGTGTATCCGGAATTACCCAGTCCATCGGCCAATATCCGCCAATTCCCTGCTGATTGATTGAATTCATAAACTCTGGACATGGTTGCGGCCACCAGTTTGCGGCCCTGGGCGGTGACCACTTCGGTTAACATCGTGATAGCTTCCCGGCATCCAGGCCGGCTCCACAGATAATCTCCGCAATACTCGTGGTCGTAGGCAAAGAGGGGGTCATAGACGGGCGTCTGCGGCCCGTATGGGTAGCCCGCAACTAGATCCCCTGGATACTCCACCTGGCAGGATGTGTACACGTAGGAATCCAGGTAGTTGAACGGGGCGCCCGTCGTCAGGCTGTCGGGCAAATCAGGGCGCTGGATGAACCGATAAGGATACCCCACGTATGGGTAGAAGATTGTGCACGGGCCATAGAGCATCTCCGGGAAATCCCCGACATAAACCGGAGAAAATGGACCCGATGCTGGAGGATAGGCGAAGGTGGTGGGCTCCTGATAGACTCCAGTGAAGTAGGCGTAGATGTAGCCATGCAGGCCTCCACCACCCATGACGTGCTCTTCGAAAGAATCGTAGTAGCCCAGCCGGGTCGTTAACTGGTCGTGAAGGTCCTGGTTGTTGTATGGATCGTCGTCAGCGAACAGGCGACGCCAGCCACCAGACCGATTACGGTTTCGAGTGGAGCGGGTAACAGCGTTTTTAACTACGCGCCAATTACCAAAGCCAATCTCATCTGCGCTTGAGAGCGTGTCGAACACGCCCGTCATGGGTCTTAGCTTGATCGTCTTGAAGTCTGACATCGCGGGTCATCTTAGATCTTGATAAACGGATAAGCGATAATACATGGGTGAATGACGTTGAAGGGCTCACTGTCACCCGTGGTCTCCATTGGATCGGCAAAAGCATAATCAAGCGACCCGCTTCGGTTGATGTCGTTGATCTTTCCCACTGCCTGTTGCACCAGGATTTGCTGGCTGTCGGTAGTGTTGTAATCGTGGCGATGGGTGGCTAATTCGGCCTCCGTTTGGGTATGGCGCTCTTCGCCCACGTTGACGGTATTGATGTCGCGATTGGATAATCCGGTGCCTTGACCGGCGCCAATTGGAGAGCGGCCACGTAAATCGGGTAATCCGAAGGTGGTGCTGCCGTCCCCAACGCCGTAGCGGGTGCCGATGGCGGCGAAGAGATTGGCGTAGGTCGTGCGGGAGATATCGCTGCCATCGGCCAAGATCCAGCCCGGCCCCATATTTAGGGTAAGTGAGTAAGCAATCATACCCGTTGGGGTGCTAAAGGTGGCCACCTCCTCCTTAAACGTCTGGCTGATGGATCGGTCGGTATTGAGCATCCAGCCGAACAAATCACAGAGCAGCTGTGGGATGCCCAGGAATTTGGACATCTTGACGCACAGGTCGGCGTTGGCCGCTGGAACGGCGTCACAGAATTGGGTGGGTGAAACGGGTGATGGCATTTGGATGATGTTATTCGTTTGGCCAAAATGACATTAACTGGCTTCCGAGCGGATTGCCGCTGCTGCTTTGACCGAATCGTGGGATAGCGTTAGACACGAACTGACCCCAAGGGACACGACTCGGAATTCGTTGACTAGACTCCATGTCTTGACCATACCGAATATTGCTCCAATCAATGTTTAGCACGCAATGCTGTGGATAGATAACATAAGGCAACCCAGCTACACGTGTTTTATAAAGCATCTGAATTTGAGTGCTACTAAGATTTGTGCGCCAGGCCATGACCGGGCCTTGTTCACCCATTAAAATCCCACCTCCAACCACCTGCGCCGTGGGTCCTGAAAGGCTAAATTCGTGCTGGTTTGGGAGGCTATTACTGTTTCCGTTCCCACTGGTCCACGATCCTGAGATGGGGGCGCCATCCAAATACATTTGCATTGATGATCCAGCCGTTCCGTAGGTGAATGTAAGTGCAACGAATCGGAGGCGATTGGTCCAGATAATCGTCGAAGAGGACTGATACGTGTGCAGCCCACCAACTTGGTCGGTATAATCGAATTCGAATTTGCTGCCAGAAATGCGCAGCAGATAATTACAGCTGGCAGTGAAGTCCAATCGGCCTTTGGAAAAGAACACATTCTTTTGTTCCAGCCCAGTACCAGTATCTCGAATTCTGAGCCAAACGGCAATGGTGATGCTGTTGCTCAGCACATTCATTGAGTTGGTCATGTTCGGACCGCAGAAATAGGTGTTTAGATTACCAGTCCCGAACCAATCAGCTTTGGCAGCAACCACACTCAACAGTAATGCCAGTAGTATTCTCATGGGAAATTACCAACCTGAACCATCTCGATGCCTACAATGCACCCACTGAATGCGCCGGCATTGGAAACCGCACAGGTCGTATCGGCATTCTTTGCCTGATATACGATGGTTAGCTCTGTGGCTGGGGTGTTGAAGGCCACATCAACAATCTCTGTCCAGCCAGCTTCCGCAGTATTCGCCGTTCCGTTGAGGTTACCGCCCACTAGCCCAATGCATAGCGTCCGTTTGCCAAGTGCAGCAAAGGTCGCCGTAATGGTGGTGCCAGCCGAGACGTTTGCGTTAACATTTTGACGCAATCCGGTCAGGCCATTGACCCCGGTGATCACTGCCCCGCTCACCTCCACCACAGCCAAGGCCCAGCCGGTCTGAGAGGTGGCGCCAGTATCGGCTGTCAATGGACCGGCAAAGGCTCCCGACCCGCACTTGGCATACCAAATCGTGAGCCGATGATCCGTTAGATAATTGGTATCGAAAAGCTCCGTCCAGGTTAAGCCATTGCCAACCAAGTTAGGCTGGTCGGGGGTGGCAGCTTTCGTGTTGATGACGATGGCGATCAGTTCAGTGCCGATCTGTGGCGTATAAGAGCCGGTCGCTTCGCTGGTATCGTTGGCAGTGTTGGCCGATGAGCCTAGCGCACGAACGGACAGGCCGACCGTAGCCTGTTGGCCGCAACAGCCCAAACAACTTAAGAGTAATAATAGCCACTTCATCAGTTTGCCCCTATCCCCTCTCGCACCAGATAGGATGCGAATATGTTGGTGTTGAACACTTGCTGGAATGTGAACGTAACCACCTGATTGCTGTTAACCAGCACATCGAAATTTCCATTGGTAGATCCTGGAGGCCAATAGATGGTGTTACCAGAGGCGACGGTGCAAAGCAATTGCCATGCATTGGTTGTTCCATTCCCAAGTCTTCCAGAACCGAAAGCATTTAACGTATGTGTGACGCCATCATTACAGTTGGTTAGCTGGAGGACCAAATTGGTTTTGAGTGCGTTACTAAACGTCTGCCACTGAGCCAATTTGAAGTCGATATTGTTGGTCCTAAATGCAACGGCGTTGGAGTGGAGAAGGGGAACGGATATGTTATAAAGACCATTGGAGCTGATCAGTAGCGCCAATGCGCCATTGGTCTGTCTCCACTCTATCAGGTTAGTCATACTTCCAACGCTGGCAGTCGCAATCGAGGCTGGACTGGTCAGGTTGGATGGATAGAGCATAATGTTTGTCAGAAGCACGCCCTCCTTGATCGAGAGCGTAGTATTGGCCCCAAATTGATTGGCGTTTGTGGCCAGCCCTCCACCGCTAGCTGCTACTGCTCCCCACCCAAGGTTGCCCGACCCATCATTGGTAAGAACAGTTTGGGCGGCTCCCTGAGCACTGGGCCAGGAATAAGCCACGCGCTTGAGCAGTTTCAGATCGCCAATGCCGTTGACTTCGAACATCGGCGTATTGCTATTCTGCAAGCTCATCAGCGTATGGGTATTGGTAATGCGCATCGTGCTACCGAAGATGTATCCGGTAGGACTCAGACTGAAATCGGGATCGATTTGGTAAGGCGTTATAATGGTTGCTCCTTCATCCTGAACCAGAACATAGGCATCAAAATTCTTATAATCCACAGCGGTTCCTGCACCTCCTGCTCTGAAGAAATACTCCACGAATCCATTGCCTTCCTTATTAGCGGTCACATTAAAATCACCGTAGTTTGTGCTGACGTGCATCTCGGCATTTCCGCTATAGCCAACCACGCTGTTGTAGGTTGTCAGTAGGACTGATTTCTCGGGACTATCAACCCCGAAGGCCGTATCGTACGCGATATCAATTGCCGCCTGAGGGACAGGTATATAGTTGGTCGAGCCAATCATTATTCCTTGATCGCCAACGACCAGTGCGCTGGCCCCGCCGTTAAAGACCGCAAACAGCACATTGGTTCCGCCGATCCTTCGAGTGCTGGTCTGAAATAGGAAATTGGTTGCTCGTGCTAGTTCAGCGGCTGATACAGTGTTAGTTGGATTGAAAATTATATTGGTCGGGTATGCGATTGGGTAAAGGGTTCCAGATTTATTGGTCCATACGATATCCGCAAATGTTACAGACCCACCACTGGCTGATACGGCGCCCCAACCTAAATTGCCGGACCCATCATTGGTTAACACCGTTTGCGCCGCTCCCTGCGCATTTGGCCATGAGTATGGGATGCGTTTCAGTAGTTTCAGGTCACCGATGCCATTAACCTCAAACATCGGGGTATTACTATTCTGAAGCGACATCAAAGTGTGCGTGTTGGTAATCCGCATGGTGCTATTAAATAGGTAACTTGTCGGACTCAGGCTGAAGTCGGGGTCAAACTGGAATGGTCTAATAATGGTGCCTCCGGCATCCTGAGCCAGAACATACATATCGAAATTAAGCCAAGTTGCATCTTGTCCAATAACTTGAGTGAAATTTATGAACCCAGTGCCATCTCGATCAGCGGTCAATACAGTGTTAGCAAAATTAGTGCTAACGCTGGTGACTGCCGATGAATTAAATCCAACGGCGCTATTTTGAGATGTTAGGCTGATTGCCTTGCTTGGCGCATCCCCAAGAGATGTGTCATAAATGGCATTTATCGCTTGCCCATTGATAGGAGTGCCGTTAGCTGACCCGATGAATATACCAGCATCACCTACGGTAAGTGCGTTGTTTGTTCCGTTATAGACCCTGAATACTTTGTTGGTTCCACCAGCTCTGGTTTCGGTGCTGCCAAAATAGAAATTAGTCCTAAATCCCGCATTGGTTGGGCTTAGGATAGTGTTGGTTGGATAAGCGTTTGGAAGCAATTCACCGACGCGATTGGTCCAAACCAAATCTGATAACGCCACCCCACCACCACCTGTAGAAGCGATGACATAGTTACTTCCGTTTGGAGTGATGGTTATGTTAGCCCCAGCCTCAAGCCCGCGAATCTCTCCGGTCACGTTGGTAGCGCCCGCTGCCGTTCCGACACCGACCACCAGTGGCTTGATCGTCCCGTTGGAAAGAGTCGGGCTAAACAGGTTGGTGACGGCTCCTGTTCCAGCAAGATTGGTGAGTGTCGCATTGCCAGGTTGGAATATCTGCTGGAGTTGTTGGGTCACGATGCCTGCTACGAAATTGGTGGCATAGATTAACCCATATCCCGCTGTGACATCGAAGTCTCGGGTCCAGATCAAGACGTTGGTGGCTGGCACCAGAGAGTCTCGGCTGACATAAACCACTGAGGGCGCATTGCTGTTGATGTTGGCCGCACTTCCGTTGTTGCCGATATACCAACTAGCCGGGATTTCAGTCGTGTTGGCCCATAGCCTGACAGTGGTCCCGTTGGTGACGTATGTTTTTACCACAATCGTCTGGCCAGCTTGGATGTTGGTGAATACGTAGTTGGTCTGTGGTCCAGTCGCTGGATTGAATTGGAACCAAGACGAATTGGTACCATCAAATACCACATTGGTACCCAGGAACTGAGGCGCAGTCCAGACGTTGGTGAAAGAGCCCAAGAATCCAGCACCATAATGAATCGCATTGGTCAGCAACGGTGCATCTTTGATGGTTAACTCCACCGAAGCGCCGAATTGGTTCGCATTGGTCGTAAGGCTAGACCCTCCGCTACCAGACGAAGCGATAACGATGTTGCTCCCATTTGGGGTCAAAGTGACGTTAGCTCCCTGCTCCAACCCAAAGAATCTGCCCGTATAATTAGTGGCGAAGTTGTTGGCAGACGGGAACACCACCGGTTTCATCGTAGCGTTGCTAAGCGACGCACTGAACACGTTGGTAATGGCGCCAGTGCCAGAAAGGTTGGTAAGGGTTTGGCTGGCGGGTTGGCGTTGGGTGATCCAATTGGTGACGCTGGCGCTGTTTGTGGCAGCCGTGACATAATTGGAAACCGAGTTCACCCAGTTGGACACTCCCACCACGTTAGTCGTGCTTGCCGTCTGCGCCCAATCTATCGCGACTAAGATGTTGGAAGCGTTCATCGTGATGGCCTGACCGCTGCCCTGTTCAATTCCGAAAATCGTCAGCACACCCGACGTATAGCTATTTGTGAGCGGCTTACTTGTCGCGTTCGTCGTGCTGAGAGAGACCACATTAGTGACGTTCTTTGCTACCGTGCCAACCAGATTAGAAAGAACAGCATTGGCGGGTTGGCGTTGTGTAATCCAGTTGGTAACCGAGGCCGAATTGGTAGCTGCCGTGACGTAGTTGGACACGGAATTCACCCAATTAGACACTCCAACGACATTGGTGGTGCTTGCCACCTGTGCCCAATCGATCCCAACGACAATGTTGGAAGCGTTAACCGTGATAGCTTGGCCACTACCCTGTTCAATGCCAAACATCGTCAGGACGCCTGACGCATAGCTGTTTGTCAGCGGTTTGCTCGTCGCATTGGTTGTGCTTAAGGACACGAAATTGGCAGTGGACGAGATGACGTAGTTGCTGCCATTGGGCGTGATCGTGATGTTTGCACCGGCCTCAATGCCCCTAATCTCGCCAGTGGTATTAGTCGCGCCAGCCGCCGTTCCAAGCCCCACCACCAACGGCTTGATAGTGGCGTTAGAGAGAGTTGGGCTGAATATGTTCGTGAAGGTTCCGCTGCCCGCACTGGCAGTACCCCAGGTTCCCTTGCCGTTCGCATCAGAGGTGAGCACCTTCCCGGCTCCAGCGCCATTGGTCATCAGGATGGTCATGTCCTCCAGCAAATTCAGATTGGTCGTGGAGACCATCACCCGGTTGTTGTTGGTGGTGCCAAGCAGGATGGTTTTATCTAAGGTGTTCGTCTGAAATGATCCAATGGCTGCGGCCATTATAGCGCCACTTATCTTGTTGGAAACACCACCAGGGATGAAACTAAAGTGGGAACCACCCGCTCCTGGGTTGCCAATAAAATTAGTGTAGCCACCAGAAATAACTCCATACTGGGCAAAGCCATCAATGTTATTCAGAGAGCCTCCGGCAATGGTGCCGCTGATTGCATCGGACACATTACCCCGGCCACCACCAATAGTTCCATACAACGCAGAACTTTGAAGGAAATTGCCAAAACCACCACCAATGGTTCCATAATCCTCATGTATACTGTTTTGGCTACCACCACCAATCGTGGTTAAACCATCCACCGTTGACTCTCCTGAAATATTGTTTAACCCACCTCCAACCACAGAACCGATGCCCCTTGTCTCGTTTCCAGATCCTCCACCAATAGAGCCATAGCGCATGCGAGAAATATTGTCCGCTCCACCAACCATGGAACTCATAAACGCATCAGTGAGAATCCTATTCCTAAATCCGCCTACAATAACGCAATTGCTTGCGCCTGGGTCCATTTGGTTCTTACTGCCTCCTCCAATTATGTTGCGCCCACTTGCACTGGATTCAGCAAATAAGTTCTCAGTACCTCCAACGATTACAGAATAGATGTAATTGGTCGGGATTATGTTTCCGTACCCACTCAACACTGCGCTCATATATCCACCAGCAAGGTTGTTGGAACCAAATGACACCGACCCTATGCCAAGGTTTGTCACATCCCAATAATCGCTTCCAATGCCCGTGGATAGCTGACCAACACGAAATGACCGACGCGGCGCATACCACTCAAGATTAAGGCGGGCTCCATTGGTGGCAGAGGTGCCGAAATGGATGCGGTTACTATGGACGTAGGGATAGATGGTATCGGTGTTGTTGGTCCAGATAAGGTCGGCAAAGGTAAGACCGCCGCCCGAAGCCACTGCGCCCCATCCCAGAATGCCAGAACCATTGTTGGTCAGAGCTGTGCCGGCCGCACCTTGGGCGCTGGGCCACTGGTAAGGGATCTTCTTGATTAGTCTTAGATCGCCCACACCGTCCACTTCAAGCACCGGGAAATTGCTGTTTTGGAGCGACAGCAGGGTATGGATGTTGGTGATACGAACGCTGCTGCTGAACAAATAATTGGTCGGGGTAAGTAGTGTGAAGTTGGGGTCCACCTGGAAGTAGGTCGCCCCATCGACCAGCGCCTGCATCGAGAAGGTGTTAAAATCTTGTGGGTTGATTCCGGCCCCAGCCTGGATGGCAAACCGGCTAAACTTGGTTCCGCCCTCCTTATTGGCGAACAGGATTATGGCCCCATAATTGGTGTCGACGATCAGGTCGGCGGCGCCGTTGTAGCCCACAGCGCTATTCTGGCTCATGGTAAAAATCTCCTGCTGGTTGGTCTCGCCAAGAGCCGTATCGTATATGCCGTAAAGGACTACGCCTGGGAATGGGGTGGGATTACCGCGACCCATAAACAGCCCGCCATAGGGGCCGACCGTGACGGCGTTGCTGCCGCCGTTGTAGATAGCGAACAATTTGCTGGTTGCATTTGTCCGGTAAACCCGACTGTCGAAGTAGTAATTGGTGCCGGTTCCGTTATCAGGGACGTTCACCCGTAACAGCACGTTGGTCGGGAAAGCGACTGGCTTGAGCGTGCCATTGTCGTTGGTCCATATCAGGTCCGAAAATGCCACCGTGCCACCGCTACCAGCCACGGTTCCCCAACCCAAGATGCCGGCGCCATTGTTGGTGAGGGCAGTTCCCGCTGCCCCATTGGCCGATGGGAATGTATAATCCACATTCCTGAACACATACCGGGTGATGTTGGTCCCAAGCATCATCTGGTTGTCTGCGGTGATGCGAGTAAGGGCCCCAATCCCAACGGCGTTGGTTAATCCACCGGAGATGGCCGTGGCTTGATATCCGATAGCAACCACGTTTGTCAGGTCGTCAATGCCAGTGAGTGCAAATCCTCCAAGTGCTACATTTCCCTCCAATCGGTCGCTGTTAAACATCGCCTGATTCCCCGCGACCAAGTTGTAATTGCCTCCACCTAGACCACCACTAATGGCCCTAGATCCAAGAGCAGTATTTCCAATGCCCTCCAGTTTATCCATGGCTCCATATCCAACCGCTGTACCATCATACGAAGTGGTCAAATGGACCATTGATGCTGCCCCAAGAGCCGTATTCTGATGACCAGTTGTGAATTCGCGAAGGGCGGAATATCCTAACGCCACATTGTCCTCACTAATATCGTTGAACTCCATTGCCCTATACCCAACCGCCACGTTGTTTAGACCACTAGAATTAGTAGCCAAAGCTCTATGTCCAATGGCCACATTTTCGCCACCACTAGAACGGCTCAATGCGTCACTACCTATGGCTACGCTATTTACAGCTCCAACATTAGGGGGCAACGCATTGCTCCCAAAGACAGTGTTGGTCCCATCAGCCCGAATCAGTCGGCCAAAAATTCTGTTGGTCAGGAACTGAATTCGAGATGGGTCAACAATCGTGTAAATTACCCCTACATCATTGGTCCAAACCTGATCTCCGACACCTGACACAAAGCCATTGGTCAACGCCCTGCCGTCGATGATGATAAAGCCCTGTGGAGGATTGGACGTGATGATGATTCCGTTGGTTCCAAGGAATGATGTATAGGACGGGTTGGCCCCAAACAGCACGCTAGCAAAACAAAGTAGCGCACAAACAGCTGCGAGTAATCTTCTCATCTTCGTAGTGGTATTTTCAAAGCTCTTACCTTTTGGGCGAGCACTGCCGGCCCTTCTGGGGCTTGGGCGCCTCGCAGGGTGTGTGGGTAAGTGTAGGGTGCCCAACCAGTCTTGGTGGCATTAGTGAAATCTCGGCCTTCGATACAATAGGTGCTCATGGCCGGGCCACCACCGCACCCGTCAGGGGCATAATCGACATTAGCAATGGCCATGGCGGCACTGTTTTGCCAGTAATAGAGCGGGTCGTTGAACATCGAACTGCCATTATGGCTTTGGCCAATCTGTTGAGGCTGTGGCCAGCCACTGTTCCAACAGCAATCGTTTGCGCATGAACGGCGTAACGCCTGGATCTGCTGTTTCATCTCAGTCTTGTTCCCCCATTGGCCGGAGGTAATGTCCTCGATAGAATTGCTACAGACGATACCGGTACCGCCTCGGATGAAGAACAGGTAGTCCAGTGGGTAGCTGTCCACGCCGAGGTTATCGAACAAAGTGGTATTCTTATAGAACTGGAAGTGGCGCAGGCCAGTGCCAGTATCCCGGCCGTGACTGGTCCCACCGCTATTGTCCATCAGGGAATGGCGGATAACGGTGCGGGCCATCTCATCGACGTCAAAGCTTTGCAGCGACGTCCCCACCCACACGCTGTCTTCGATGTAGAGGTTGCCAGTGCCATCGGTATCGTTTTGGCCAAGCGTGTCGGCTGTGGTCCAGGAAGTCGTCAGGCTAGCCGGCTTATGCTGCATCATGGAGCAGTCTGGCGCGGCGTTGTTGTCGCCTTCGCCACCGTAGAAAGTGCTGTCCCAGTAATTGCTCCAGATGACCCCACGGTTGGTTTCCACCCGCAACGCTATGTCGTTCTCAGTGCCAGTAATGCGGTTGTCATGCCACAGGATGGGTTTTCCACCGGAAGTATTGTTCCACTTAATCATGGCGCCACTGGTCTGGAACACTCCACCGATGAAATGTAACTGGCTTACCTCAACGTTGTGGGTGGTGTCTTCGGTAATGCTTAAGCCAGTGGAAGTTCCGGTGTTAAACGTCACTGAGCTAGTGCCAGCATGGACAAAGACCCAGGCTGCTTTCGTCGTAGTGCCATTGGCAATGGTGACATTGATGACCAAGGTAGAACCTGAATAGCTATCCACGGTGCCGAACATGCTTAAGGGCGCGCCATTGGCGACGTAGTAGGCACCAATTTCATCTCCAACGGTCCACTTGAGCCCAGTCTGAGTGGTGAAAGTTTTGAGTCCGATGTCGATGAGAACGCTGGACCGGCTCCAGCCTGATATCCAGCCACCATCCACCCCCTTCAGATGGATGCCTTTGCCAGAAATGGTGACTGTGGTGTCCCAGTCAAAGTTGCCGACCGGAATAGTGACAGTGTCCCCATCGGAGGCAGAATCAATCTTGGCCTGCACATCGGTGTCCGAACCGTCCGACACGAATGTGGCGGCCTGCGACATAATCGCCAGCAACATGAAGAGGATGGCCAGCAGCGCTCTCATACCCAGGTCTGACTTGGAATGTCCCACTGCTGGATGGAGCCTCCGCCCGTAGGATAAAAGACAGCCGCTTGGGTGGGGTCATCCGGGGTAGTTGGTGGTGTCGCGCCCGTATAGACCTGGATGATGCCTCCACCAGAGATACTGTAGATATAATCGCCAACCCCCAGACCGGCCCCCACCCCATACAGTCCGTAAGCCGGCGCGAAGGCTGACATCAGCTGCTCGATGGCCGAAGTGCAGTCCCGCTCCAGTTCAGTGTCTTGCTCGTCGTGATAGCGGTATTTGAGCATGCGCAGGTTGACCGCATAGAGCGAGTAATACTCGGTCATGGAGACTGAGTTGCGCTCCTTGAGGGCAATCTTGTGCTCGACATAATTGACCACCGCTTCACGCAGTTGTTGGTCAACTGGAACTAGATCAATGTTCTCCCATTTGCGCCGAATCCCCTGCCATTGCATGAACAGGCTGTAGCCACAGGGGAATCGAGGGGCAGCGTAAACGCGGTAATCTGGTCCAACTGCAAATATTCGATTGTCGTCGTCCAGACTGGTGAATCGGCAGGTGTCCTCGGTTCCATTGAGATAAGGGGGATTACAGGCGACTTCTCCCAAGATGACGTAGTTGCAATAGGGAGTATCATAAATATGGGTCGGCGGCGGGGTGAACGTGCATTGGACACAGCGCTGCCGCTCCAGCCAACAATCCAAGGCAGAGGTGCTGACCCGTTTGTAGTAGTACTTCTTGCACTCCCGACCTGGGGTATAGGCGAAGAGTTGGGTAATTTTACCCACCGGCCCGGTGAAGATGCTAGCCGAACAGAACTCTTCCACGTCTTCCTTGGTATAGGCATTGACGTTGAAGTTCCTAAACCAAGGGATGAGGGTCTGGATATCGGCCAGGGCGTTACCGACTTGATCGCGAAAGAACGGAGTCAACTCCTCGCCCAAATCTTCGGGAGCCACCAGCCGTTGGACGGTGGACAAGAAGAGCGCGAAAGGTTGGTACTCGATCATTGGACATCCTTAGCCTTGGCAGTCGGGGGCTTGGAGATGGGCCCGAAAGATTCCGGGGTAGGAACCTCGATTGGGTCTGGCAGCGCCGGGATAGGGCCAGGCGCATTGCCGCTAACTGGTAAGCCGTGTCGGTTGTGAGGGTTGGCGGTGGGCTGTTGTGGCCTGGCAAACTGACTAACTTTACCGGCGCCCTCCACAGCACGCAGACCGGCCAATTGCATTGCTGACAACTCTTGTCTCTGCTGCTTTGGCCTCAAGCTGCCGTTTGATAATTGTCCGTTGCTCTTTTTTTTTACCTCCACCTCGAACTGTTCCTGGGTAATAGTCATCACCCCACCTACACCACGGGCGACGCACTTATCTAATTCGGCTATGAGCGCGGCATCTTCAGTTTCAAGTACATCAAAGACCAGCGGATGGCCCGCTACATAGACCGGTGACTCTGGGATCTCTTTGGAATAGAACTTGCGCATTGCTAGACCCATAAAAGAATCACCCCGGGGTTGCAAGGACAACCCCGGGGCAACCCAATGAACCCAAACGGACAACCTAGACTTGATACAAATCAGTATATGGGCTCTGGCCAGCGTCACCCTTGGGAATTCGAGTAATGTCGAAGTTCTCAACAATCGCACTGGTAGCGGTGCACTCTACGACGGCGGTCCATGTGAGTGAGTTAAGGCTAATCTCCTGGGTTGGATTCTCCATCACGCAGGCGTAGTCCTGGTCGATAGCCGCCAACTTCTCGATGTCTCCAGTAGTATGCTTCTTGGAGTTGCTAGTGATGATCCCCGGATAGATGGAGGTAAAGTCCAAGATCCAGAGGAACCGGCCGGCGGAACCTACATTTTCCAACTGCATCGCGGTAGCGAAGTCGTCGAAGAAGTTGTTGGTTACGATCCGGATAGTGACCTGCGGATATTGGAGCCGATACTCGTCATAGTTAAACCCGAGTTGGCCCATCTTGCCGCTCATAACCTGCTTGGTATCGATCATGAACCGAGCCAGACCGTCTGAGCGGGTGTCATAGTATTCGATCATACCGCGCTGGAACTGGCTGGCAGTGAATGAATCGGTGAAGATCTCGATAACATCGTTGGGGATACCCTGGTCGCCACGGGCGCGCCAGATTGGGTAGATCAAGTTTTCGAACAGCTCGACCAAGTTGAGCTGCTGATTCTGCAAATCAAAGACCTGCCCGCATTCTGCCAATTGCTCATAGACTCCGACCGCATTAGCTTTGCGACCGACGCAGCGACCTTCTCCTGGAAGGTAAAGGCCCTGGGTGGCATTGCTCCAGGTCGTGACTTCGGCCAGTGACCGATAGCTGCCGAGGGTTTGGTTAGTGGAGATGCGTTTGTTCCAGAAGAATTTGTTGATCCATTCCCGCTGGAAGATGTCGCCCAACTGCTTATTGCGCTGGGTAGCGTCGACATCGCCGAAGAGCTTAAAGTATTCGTTGCCCTGTTGGAGCCGCTTGAAGTAGGCCTCATAGAGCTGATCGGTGCACATGGTGTAACGATCGGTCTCAAACCAGAACGGCACGTGCTTACGATCGTTTAGGGCAGGCCGGTTGTAGCACCAGCGCTCCACGTCCTGGACATTGGCTGATCCGCGAACCACCACACCCGCCGAGAGAGGCGAGCCGCCGGTGAACCCGGTGAAAGCTGACTTAGCCACCCAGCCCAAGGTATCGTTCTGGCCGGTTGCCGTGATCATGATGGTGGCTGCTCCACCAAAGGTGCTGACCTGGGATGCCACGACCAGGAATGAGCCGCGCAAGGCAGTGCCGGCCGCTGACCTGGCATTGACATAGATGTTCATGCCCGGCACGAACCACTCGGTCGTCAGCGGGATGGAAGCCCTGGAATTAACATGGAGGGTGTAGTTGTTGCCACCGCTATTGAACAGATTCTTTAAGCTCCAATACTCCGCGTTGATGACAGAATGTTGGTGGGCCAGGATGAAGGGGGCTATCTCGGAGTTGCCAGGGCCCAGCGGGGTCACGATCTTCTTATTGCCCATCATCCGCTTGTTGGACATCAGGAAGTCGTAGAGTCCATTGGTGCGGGCGCCGCAGGCCTTGATTTCAAACTGGGTGGCCAACAGAGCGCGCATGTCGCGGAAATGGCCGGACCCATCGGTGAAGATGTTGGTTAGCTCATCGCTCTCTGCGGTAATGATGTCGCACAGGGTTACGGCACCGCAGGCGGCGATGTTGTTGCCGATAGCCGGCAGACATTTTTCGAAGATATTAGCGCTGATAGCCATTATTCAAAGCGCCTAGCTGCGGCTTAATTACCTAGCAACTAAAGGCGTCTGAATAAGCTATCGTCCCCAGAGGGTATCAGCTATCGCGTCGGTCAATTTAGCGCCCTTTGTTTTTGGCTCGCCAGTGGATGCATCAATCTTAGCTCCACCACCTACCGTAGGTGATGGTGGTTTAGCAGGTGGTGGCGGGGGCGACGAGGGCGGAGCAGCAGCGCCATTTTTAGCATCCGGACTTTCTGTTTTCGGAACAAAACCCAAGGATTTAGCGATCTTGATCTGTTCGTCACGTTCTTTCTTCACGTGTTCGGTGATGGCCGGAGCGATTTCATCGACAATTCCTTTCAAGATATGTTCAGTGGAAAGGAACCAATGCCTGGCTTGACCTGCCGGATTCATGCGCAAGTAATCGGCCCGGCGGGCGAAGAGCCGGCCATGCTCATCGCGCTTACCCATCGATCTAGTTTCCCCTTCATGAACGACAGCAGCCCACTGTTGGTGAGCGGGGTTTTGCATGTCGACCTTGATCCGGCCCTTAGGATCGTCAATCTGGACGATGGCTTCGACCAAGGGCTGCAAACCACCAAGCACCTGCATAAGGACTTTGGCTGTGATGGGGTCTTGCTCTTCGAGCTTATCTATGCCCCCGCTGGAAATAACATCGTGGACATTGAGCGCCTTGGCTAATTGGCCGGCCGTCTGGGAGTAGCGGCGGTCTACTTCGCCAGTTAATTCAAGTCGGGCATTGGCTTCCTTGATGGTAGCTAACTCTGCGTCGTAGCGCTTCTGGATTTTCTCCTCGATGGCGGCCTCGCGCATGCGGGCGACAGCGTCATCAAACTCGATTGGGCTCCAGGGCTCTTCGATAGAGTCGTAAAAGGCGTTATGCTCTTCGTCTTCCGGATCAAACGCTTTACCTGGGTTAGCCGATTCCCAGCGGCTGGCATAGGATTCGGCCCGCCGGGTCTGATCTAAGATGAGCCTGGGGGCATCCTTGTAATGAGGATTGGAGGCCGCCAGGAACTTAGCTACCTCATACTTCTGTCGGTCAGATGGTTTAAGAGCTTCGCCTGGGTCTGGCTCAGGCTTGGGCGGTGGCTGGAAGGATGGCTGAAGCGCTTGCACGGCAGCAGTAGCTGCTGCTGCTGCCGCTTGACCAATGTCGCGAGCGTGCTCATCCGGATCGGTAGGCTTGCGCTTGGAGATGACAGTAGGCTCAGGCTTTGGAGCGGGCGGTGGAGCTTTGGGCGGCTCGGGCGGTGGAGGCTCAGGCTCTACCTTGGGTTCTTCCTTCTTGGCGTCGGGCTTCTTGCCCTTAAATTTAAGCGCATCAGCGATTAGATCCCCTAGCTTCTCCTGCTTTTTAGCCTTGTCTTCGGCGTTATCTCCGGGCGGCTCCTTGCCTGGCTCTTCTTCTTTGGGCGCTTTACGTTCCTTACGCTTGGCAATTAGGAGCGCCAGCTGATGATTAGGATCATCCTCCGGGCCCGGCGTAGGGGGCGGAGTAGGTAACGGTAAATCGGTTGGTGGTGCAGTAGGTGGAGCATCTGCTGTAGTTTGGGCGGGTACTACCTGGGTATCATCGGGCATGGCCAGTGTGTTAAGTTAAAGCCTCCGCCGGGCCCAAAGTCCTGCCCCTTTTTGTATTTTGGAGGTTGAACTCAAGGCTATTTGTAAAAGCAGAAGGCAATTTTTGATGAACAGCTTTAACATCTTGCATAACGTTTTAGCGCTTACATTCCAGGCTAACTAAGAACCACTGATCCTCTTTTGCCTCAATATCGTCAAGCACATCTAACAGGGCGTTGATGTACTCGGCGCGTTGGCGGTGGTGCTTAGCTTGGCTCGATGCTATCTCACTCCCCGACTCATACAACCCTTTATTGGCCGCTGTAACTTGTTCTTTGATGCAGTGGGAAGCCAATAACCGCTTTAATAGGGAATAGCCAGTAGAGGAGAAGAGGGCCTCCAACTCGGCCTTCTGGCTATGATCGCAGGGGATTGAGGTGACTACGATCGGTTCGGCCATTTACTTGATCTTAGCTGCATCATCACGCTCTTGTTGCCGACCCGTTTCCACTCCCTGTTTGCGCTCCAGTAGGAGCCATTGATCTAACCGCGAGTTAATGGCTAGGTGCACCTCTTTAACACCAGCGACAGCGGACCTGGCGAAGAAGGCAGCAATTGCCGCCAAGACAGGGCCCAGTGCGTTTAAGATTAAGGTAATTACTTCGATGCTGGTGGACTTCTGTTGCACGATCGCAGTCACTATATTTGTATCCATAGTTCATACCATCAGAGGACCGGCAGGCACGGGCGGCACCATCGGCGGAGGCGCAGGCTGGGCTAACATTCCCATCCCGGCTTGAGCCGCGTCGATGACTTGGGTTAACTGATCGATGGCCTGACCAAGCTCTTCGATCTTGGCCTGTTGCGCTTGCAACGCCTGGGCGGTTTGTTGACCGGCGGCCTCCGCTTGTTGGGCCACCTGTTGCACTTGTTGTCCAATGACCTGGGCCACTTGCCCGGCGGCCTGTTGGGCAGCCTGCTCGGCTTGTTGGCCGGCGATTTGGAGAGTCTCCTGTTGTTTGGAGGCGACCAGTTGCTGGATCTGGCCGGCGAACTCTTTGAGCATTCCCTGGACTTGGCTAGCCTGTTCTTCTTGGCCAGCGTTTAGATCCACCTGCTTACCCTTCAACTTGAATTCTTTGGGTAAGCCGGTCGTGGTGATGATCTGATTGAGTAACTCGACTAACTGCATTGGACCGATAGCCTGGATGAGCACAGGATTATTGGCGACAGCCAAGAAGATCTTACTCATCGCGTCGGCGATAGCCGGATTATCAATGCGGTCGCTGGCATCTCGCGTTGAGGCGAATGACTCCAATTTGAGCGCTGACTTCTTGCCTTTAACCGAACGCATGGCATCGGGATTTTCCGGATCGTAAGTGGTATCGTCCTGGATCGTAAAACCGACCGAATCCAACAACTTCTTAAACTCCGCATCGGTAGCGGCCAGTGACGAGCTGATGCCTACTGTCACCTCATCATCGGCATGGGCCATGGTAGCGTCGTAGATGGCGACCTTCTTGGCGTAATCGCCATCATCGATGAATGAGCCTGTAAAGGTGACGCGGGTAGAAGTGTTTTGGGAGATGACGCGGGTTTCTTCAGCGGTCTGTTCGTGTTGAGCCGCCTGCCCAATCTCTTGGGGCGAGAGCTGCATGACCCGGTCCAACATGGACAGCACCCCAGAGATAAGCGTAGCCACTTCGCCTGTCTGATGGTGGCTGAATGGCGGCACGTAGAACGCCTCCCGTTGGTCGACCTTCATGCGCAAGGTCTCAGTGCCGGAATAGGGGATAAAGAGCCGGCCGTTATACATCTTCTGGCCCAGGTTCTGGAGCCGCTTCAAATATTCAGCGGGGATCTTATCCTTATCGTAGAAGACCGGGTTGATGAGGTTTTCTTTGACGGCCAGGATCCATTGGGACAACAGATTCCCGACATGATCCTGGAAGGGCATGATCTCTAGCGCCAGTGATCGGAAACGGGAACGGTTGAAGTCCGCGTCGTAGGCATAGGTGGGGAGCCGATCAAAGGCCAACGGCTCAGCCCAAATAACAGCGGTATCGCTGGCGTAAACGAACCTAAACCAGACAGGATATTTGTAATCACCCAGCCCGTAGTCAGCCGGGATAATGCGCTGGAAATGTTGGGTGAGCAGCGTGGCGGCGTTGAAATCGCCCTGCCCATAGGTTGAGGCCGCCTCATGCTGTCGGTCCAGTGGGCCCACCCCGCCGCCGGCACTGTTAACATTGGGGAATTTTAAGGTGCAGGGGAAGACGTGATCCAGGAAGTCACTGACGCCGATATCAAACCAGGACAGGGCGCCAAAGCCGATGGCGTCCTTGTTCCAATAGAGCTCGTTATCGTGGATGTCTTTGTAGCGGCACAACTCCCAGTAGCCGGCATATTCACAGCCGGAGTTGGAATTAAGCGAGGAGAGCCGATGATAGAGATCGTAATAGATGCGGGAAGGATGGGGCATGTTGAAGCGCAGCCCTTCGCGCACGATCTGTTCATCCCCGCTTTCGTCCAGCTGCTTCTCGACAAACCACGCCTCCCTGGGGAAGTTTATGCAGAATCCGTAGAGGAGGGTTTGCAGGATAGTCTGCCTCAGATCTGACTTATAATCAAACTGCGTGGCCATCCGCTGCACGATCTGGGTCAACACCTCGCAACGAAACCGGTTCTCTTTGGTGTATTGAACCGGCTCATATTTGTAGAGCGGATTAAGGTTTCGGTCATTGAATAGTTTGGCCCAGCGAATGGTGATATAGGCCATGCACACAGGCACAAACACCTGGAAAAATACCGGCAGATTAACAGCCTTGAGCGGCCTGCCGTTGGCCCCGCAACAGACTTTGCCGTCCGCATCTAAGATATCCGGGAGCAGATGAGATAAGCCCCAGGAATTAACGGTCTCCAACACCTTATTGTCATCGGGCTGGCTAGACATGAGCCCGCGCAGCTGGGTGTAGGAGACCTGGTAGAAAGGTTGGTCATAACTCCAATCCATCGCTTTATAGAGGCGATAGTCGGTGCGGTTACGGTTAATGCCATCTCGGATAACGTCCCGGATCGCTTCGACGAGCTTCTTGACCTGAGGACGCTTCTCTAAGGACTTGTGATCGAACGCTGCCTTTAAGCTGTCTGGGTCAAGCTTGTGCTTGGAAATTAGCCGCTGAATAGGAACAGACACGTTAGTAAGCTGGCTCAGCCACCGGTTTGGCAGTTGGTGGGGCCGCCGGTTCCTCTACGGGCGCTGGCTCCGACTCTTCCCCTGCCGACTCATCGGTCACCTCCAATGCTTGAGCGACGTTACGATTTTCGCCTGCCCCGGTCTTTAATCTGATACTGACAGTGTATTCGGTATTATCGGCCCAGCCATCGATCAGCGCTTTGGTGTCTGGTTCTGTCATGTCAAATATGACTTGAGTAGGCATAGTAAGAGCAAGACAACCATTAGCCATGATTAAAGTAAATGACAAAGGTTTTATCTACGAGCCAGGCGTGTGGCTGCCGTCGATGAACCTTAAGCAGTTAGAAATCTTCAACAACTATCACCGTTACCTGTTGGTACACGGTCCACGTAAGAGCGGTAAAACCTTTGGGATCTTGCACAAGATTTTGCGGCACGCCTTTGACGTCAATGGCGCCATGATTGGCATCGTCACTAAGACCATCAAGAACGCCAAGAGCGCGGGCGTGTGGGTGTTGCTGGGTAAGATGTTAGTTGAATGGGAGAAGGGCTGTTACGGCTTCAAGGTCACCGAGGGACCCAAGACGACCGGTGACTCCAAGATGAGCTTTGTGCGTATCCGCAATCGGCACGGATCGATCTCAGAGATCCAATGCCATTCCTTGGAACATTCCTCTGAAGTAGAGGCCAAGTTCAAAGGGCCGGCTTACTCCATGTTTTGGTTAAGTGAGTTCGACCAGTATTGCGATGATCATGCATTTAACATTTTCTGCGACGCGCTGCGCATGAGCCCGCAGGTGAGGTATGAGGAGCATCAGATCATCTGCGATTGTAACCCACCCGATAGCGGCACCAACAATTGGATCCACGACAAATGGTTTAAGTTTAAGGATAAACCAACGGAGGACGGTGAAGACGAATATTTCCGCGCCTGCCTGCACCGGATCTTAGTCATGATCGATGACAATCCTCAGCTTGATCCACGGGAACGCAAGGAACTGGAGAGCCGCTACAGCAAACGTAAAAGTTTACGAGCCCGCTTCATCCTTGGTCTGTGGGAACAAGACATCACTGATGGCCATTTCTCCGATGTATGGGATGAGGCGACACATGTGGTGGGGAAGGCCGATTGTCTGCCAGAGGATCGAGAAGTGATCGTGCCAACCAGCAACTGCACGGTGCTATTGGGTGGCTGGGATATGGGCGAAAGCAAAAACCACAGCTTCCACGTGATCGAGAAGATTATCACTGAAGACCCGGAGACTAAACGCAAGGTGGTGAGCTTTTCGATCGTCGATGAGTTAGTGGTGATTCGAACGTTCATCTCTATCCGCCAATTCGTGGAGGCGGTCATGGATAAGATCACGCACTGGAACGATTATCATAAGAAGACTCACAAGATTGAGCTTAAATGGCGGCACTGGTCAGACACTAGCGCCTTCCGCGAACGGTCGGCAGCGGAGACGTCTGAGGCGGGCATCGCCTATGAGGCCAGTGACGGACAAATTGTATTGGAGCCAGCACCCAAATATCGAAACTCCAACCGGGACAAAGTGAAGTTAATCTGGGAATTGCTTTATCAGAAACGCTTGCACGTATCGGCGCAGTTGTTTAAGACCCGGGCTATGTTCGCCAATTTACGGAGCGGCACAGAAGCCGAATACATCAAGGAAGACGATCATAAACATCCATTCGATTCCCTCTCTTATCCCATCATCGCGGAGGCGCCGATGGACATGTTGCGCACTACCCAGATCAACGCCGTTAAAAAACAATCCTCGCCGGGCCTAGTCCTGGCTAGCTTCTAATGAACCTACTTTGTACCGGCGGCATGGGGTTCATTGGATCTCATTTTATCCGACACGCCATCAAAGAAGCGGAGCTTGTGCTCAATCTGGATCGGCTGACCTACGCAGCCAACCCTGATAATCTGAAGGACATCGCGGAGAACCCGAATTATCAATTCGTGCACATGGACGTCAACGATCCGATGCTGCCCGATCTACTCACTCACCACCACATCACTCACGTTGTGCACTTGGCTGCTGAGAGTCACGTAGATCGATCGATTCACAACCCGGATATCTTTGTCAGCTCCAACATCAACGGGACCCATAACCTGCTCAAGGCGATGATGACAGCCAAAGTTGGGAGGCTGCTCTACGTGTCGACTGATGAAGTGTATGGGTCGGTGACGCATGGATTTAGTAATGAGACTGCTCCACTGCGTCCATCCTCTCCGTACTCGGCCAGCAAGGCGGCTGGGGAGATGTTAGTGATGGCTTATCGGCGTACGTATGGGCTAGATGCAGTCATAACCCGCTCATCAAATAATTACGGCACCCATCAATATCCAGAGAAGCTGATCCCGGTCGTGATTCGCTCCATTAAGATGGCCAAACGCATCCCCGTTTACGGGAAAGGCAGCAATGTACGGGATTGGATGCATGTTAGTGACCATGTCCGGGCTCTTTGGGCGGCTTTAGTGCATGGCCGGGCAGGCAGTGTCTATAACATCAGCACGATGAAACTTTGCGCCAACATCGACCTGATTTACGGGTTATGTGACCTGATTGACCCAGTTAACCGGGCTTTGGTGCACTTTGTGAAGGATAGGGAAGGGCATGACACCCGTTACGCGCCTGATTCGACCAAGATCCGGGAGGAACTGGGCTGGTGCCCGCTTGAATCGATGGCTTCTGGACTTCCTGAAGTCATTAAGTGGTATATGAGCCGGTGAAAATCATTGTTTTGGGTACTGGCTACGTGGCCAGCGGCTATTTAGCAGCAGCCCACTCGCTGGGCTTGCGTCCAATCGTCCTTTCGCGTGATTGGAGCGACTACACCCGCGAAAGCAACCTCGATTGGGTCTTCGAAGGGGTTAAACCACAGCTGGTCATCAACGCGGCGGGCTATACGGGCCGGTCGGTGGACGATTGTGAGCGAAATAAGGAGGAATGTTACGCCGCCAACGTCACAGCAGTCCGGTTATTGGGTAAAATCTGTAAGAAATGGGATGTTTCCCTCATCCACGTGTCCAGCGGCTGCGTTTTTACCGGGCCCGGAGTCTTCACAGAGGAGGATGAGCCCAATAATTACGGGCAATTCTATGCTCAGACCAAGATTGCAGCTGAAAATGAGCTGCACGACAGCGGTTGCAGGGCTTGGATCTACCGGATTCGGATGCCTTTTGATACCCGCAACCATCCGCGCAACTGGCTCTTCAAGCTTTTGCATCACAGGATGATTTTGGATGGCCTCAACAGTGTCACGTACCTCCATGAATTTGCCATGCGTTCCCTGGAAATGGTCAAAGAACACAAAGGGCCACCGGGCATTTATCACGCCACCAATCGGGGAGCGTTACGGACGGTCGATGTGGTGGATTTGCTAATCCAGGCTGGGCTGCGGGATACTCCAGCGTTTTTGTGGGACAAGGAGGAGTTCGAAAAAGAGCACGTCCATCGCAGTGAAGCGGTGTTAGACAGCAGCAAATTCGAAGAGGCGTTCCGCACTCCATTCGGTGGGGCGCTAGGCTGGGTGCGTTGGGCCATCACCAACTGGCGTTGGAGCCAGCAGTATGGGGATAATCCGCCTCAGTTTCGATTCGCCACGCAGAACTCTGAGCCTATCGAGAGATGGGTCCCCTGGCCGACTTCGCCTCGTTAATGTAATCGTCGTAGGATTTACCTAACCTGGCTCGCAGCGCTTCCCAATCGGCTGCGGAGGGGTCGCCACGTTGGAGCAGGAGCCGAATCTCTTGGGTCAGTTGCGGGGCTAAAGCCAGAGCGGCTTGAATAATGGTGATGATGAGGGCGGGATTCATTTAGTAAACAGACGGATGATCGCCACCAAGTTGGATTGAGCTGAACTTGCCACATCGATGGCCACATCGAAGGCAGCGGTGTTGTTGGCGGTGGTGGCGATTTTGCCCGCATCGATAACGGCGTTCATGGCGGTGCGGTACCGGTTATAAGCCAGTCGCACTTGTGCTTCCCGATCGGCCGTGGCTTTGCCGGCTGCCACGTAAACAGCCCAGACCCGCATGGCGGAGTCGGCCGTGATGACGGTTGAGCCCACACTTTTGTAGGTGGTGGCCTTCCAGGAGGAACAGGAAACCAGTGGGGTACTAATGAGCAGGGCACAAAGGAACCATCCCACCCAAAGTGGAGGCAATTTTCGGCGCATGTAGCGACCATCCGTAAATTTTCGGATTTACGCAAGCCTGTTGATCGGGCATCATCACACTAGCAGCCTGAGTTACGGTCCCGCGTGGTCGTAAGCCGTGAGTGCGAAAAGTGGCGTTGCGTAGCAGTCCCTCCCGGTGGCGCCCAGCCCATCGAGGCCGCCACTAAAACCACGGCCGCTGGGCAACTATTGAAAACGAAAGACAAACGGAAACGCACCTGGAACTACTACGGGCCCATCAGGACTTGGCCGGTTGGTTCGTGGAACAAGCGAAAGCGCCGTAGAGTGTTGCATCGAGAGGTATCCTAGTCCATAAACAGCCATGAACTATACACCAGACCCTCGCGCCACTCTCAACGTCACTCCGTCACGTCGGTTTAACTGTTGTCCGTGATATTAGCTGCCATCGGCAGTCGCAGCTTTGCCGATTACACGCTGCTCTGTGAGATTCTCGACAGTTACATGCCGGTGAGTCTGCTTATTAGCGGTGGGGCCAAAGGTGCCGACTATCTGGCCCACCGCTGGGCTGCCTCCAGAGAAGTGCCGGTGGCCATTTATCGGGCTGATTGGCACAACAACGGCAAACAGGCCGGACTATTACGCAACGCCGTCATCGTGGAGAAAGCCGACCAGGTCGTGGCTTTCTGGGATGGCCTGTCCCGAGGCACCGCCGATACAATCAGCCGCGCCAAGAAAACCGGTAAACCTTTGCAGATCGTGCCCTTTGGTTATCTATTAAAACAACAGGCTTATGAACGACGACGAAAAGAAGAAACGGCAGCAAGAGGAGGAGGAAGAAGCCGAACGCAAACGGCGCCAAGAAGAGACGGCTAGGCTCCTCCTGTTAATCTCTACGCTGAACAACTGACCCTTAGCAAGGCTTTGAGCGCGGCATGGTGTGGCGGGAGATCCGCCAACGGGTATTCGCCTACCTATCGGCTCCGGACCTAATGAAACACCGCGCTCAATTCAACACAGCCCATGACAAACTTCCTCGCCGCGATCATCGTTACGCTAGTGACTAACGTGGTGGAGAGCAGCAACGAATCGGGCTGCTCAACATGCGCTCAGTTGCGTCGTAATCCTTACCTTTTAATCTATCACCAAACTCACCCCTCGATAGATGGGGCTCCATTCAGGCCTGCTACGGAGCGGTATGAGATCATCACAGTCACACGAAACAGGCGCCTGGTGGCCAAAGAGCAGGACATCGATATACTGTTAAGCGCAGACGAGGTGTCCAGCGTGACCAAGATTAAACGGCTGGAAAGCAAATGGGTCGATTATGCGATTAGGACCAACTCTCCGGTCGTGATGACCAACCTCACGTGGACCAACATAACCAACCTCACCAATCTGTGGATCTTAACCAACGTCTGGATCTACAAATAGCGGACGGCCTCTATCAGGTCACTACTTCAACCATCTGCGCGGGCTTCTGCATCCAGCAAGGGCGGTTGATAGTTTGTGCTCCAATCTTGCGGAAGCGGATCACATTTTGGGCTAGGCAACGGTTTTGTAGGAGAATCTCCCCGGCGGATACAGGCCAGCATCCGGGCCAAGTTACGGCGGTTAGCTTCTAGCTCATCACGGTTAGTGTGTGGATAGAGATCCCGCACTGGAGCGATGGCGCCCCGGCGCACCCCTTCCGACAATCCCGCTGCCCAACCACTATTCTTGTGAGGACGAGGCCGCTTGTTTTTACCATATTTAGCGTTGTCCCTAAATGCGGCTGCCTCCGCCTTGTCCAAAAACGCCAGCCAATCTTCCTCCACCCAGGCCGGACTGCTCTTGACTGAAACTGGCCAGGCCGGGTCCAGCCGTTCCACCGGCTCAGACGCTTCATCGGGTGGTAGCCGGCCCCATTGGTTGGCCGCTGTGTGCCACCAAAACCGATGATAATCAGGATCCCCCCGCAGATACTGGCGCCGCCTATAAACCCACTCAATCGAATTGGGATGTTTACCCCGCCCACTCATGCGAATGGCCTCCAATTGCATTCGATAATCCCCCCTGTCTGCTGGAGCCGGCTAAGCAGCGAATCACCCGTGCGTTTCAGCTGCTCCGTCGTCGCGTTAGTGATGAGAAGCGTGTCCGTCATATCCCCATACCGGCTGTTAATCAGCTCATACAGAAGCTGTTCCTCCCATTCTGTGCCTCTGGCTTTGGAGATCTCATCGATGACCAACAGCGGAAAATTCCGGTAAAACTTCATGATGTCCCCCTCCGATTTGTCGCTATCCCGTCGATATGTCGCCTTTATCGCCATCAAAAACCGCGTCAACGTCGTATACCGAGCCGGCTTATCCCGGTCCGCCATCGTCCGAATCAGTTCCACCCCCATCTGCGTCTTGCCAATCGCCCTGTCCCCAGTCAGCAAGACAAGGAAGCCAGTGCCAATCCTAGCCTTTAGGGCCGCCAGACCCCTGTCCCACTCCGGAAAACCCCGCAGCGTGGCAGCCAGGTGCCTTAGCGGGGCGCCTGAGCCCTTCATGTGGGCGTCCGGTCTTAACCGATTGAACATGTCCAGCTCTTCAGGCCTCAGGCTGTCTTGGGGGGATGGGTTCATAAGGTTTCTTTGGTTGGCCTTTCTTGGCAAATTCTTCAAACGTGATCAACGGCAATTCTAATCCCTCCCGCCTCTCTACAAAATGGCTCCCACTAGCCGCAGCTGGAGCATTCACCGGTTCATCCTTGGCCGCATAGTAATTATCGAACTTTTCCTTCCCAAATAACGTCGCTGGCCTCAAATACTTATCCATGTCCGTGCCCTTCCACCGCGCACACTGCCGTTCCACCATCAACAGCGCCCCCTCCCGACTGACGCCAGGCTCCTTAAGCCGTGCCGAGATGGTCGATAGATGGACATCAACAAGTCGATAGTTGCGCCCAGTTAAGCGGTTTATGGCATTCAATACCTCCACGGTGGCTGGGTGATATTTCCCAACCGGCACCTCCGGCGGCTCCTCCCCCTTCTCCTTGGCCCTTTTCCTGGCCGTATGCCGCGCCACCCTCGCCGCTGTGTCCGCCCGCGTCCGTAACTTGTCATACTCAGCCCAATTCACGATCCTCCACCCCCAGTCCCGATGATCATCCAATCTCACTATCCGCCGCCCTTCGAATTCTGCATTCCTGCTCGACGGATCCGGCGCCTCTAGCTTCTCAATCGCCCTGTTCAAATTCTCCAGCGGCATGTTGAACTTCCGCGCTAATGCACTCCGCGTTATGTCCACTATCCCACCATGCTCCCCTATCGTGCATACCTTCAGGAAATCCTCGAAAACATGCCTAGCCTCAAAATCCTCCGCAATCGACGAATCCAGGATCTGCGTGAACACCCGGGCGTATAGCTGACTCATTTGCAATAGTTCGGGTTGAAGGCCTTGTTGAAAATCGGGGCGTATTTCCTGATAAGCATGCGCTCAAGCCTAACGTAATGCTCTGTGCGCCAAACGTATAAAAGACACCCCAGGTGCGCGGCCGGCATGTCCACATACCATTCTATACAGCCTCCTAACTTCCAACCCTTACCTCGCCCATCATGCTGATCCACATAACGTTGCATGATTCTGTCCAGAAGCCGCTTCGATGCCCCTATGTACAGCCACTCGAACTCGTCGCTGTAACAGCCGTAACATCCAGGAACATTCCGGATGCCGCTCCACAATAGCTCGTTCCGATTCTCGTAGGCTGGTAGCTCTAGCTTGATCTGTGGCTGAAACATCTCGCTCAGAATGACCCCGCCCACTTGCTCAGTCAAGCATTTCGATAACGGTTGCTAACGCTCACTAACGCAAGCTCACGAAACCCTAACACGCTACAGTGGGTCTGATTCTGGGTCTGGATCTGTGTCTTAGGATAGGGATTGTTAAGGGAAAGGAGCAATCCAGCCAGTCCAGGCCAGAGCCAGTCACAGACTGGGTCTAATGGTGGAAAAGCCACTCCTGCGGACAGCTCCCAACCCATCCTGGTTACATACAATTTGGCCAGAGTAGAGAAGGCGATCCTATACATGGTTCCGCGACCCCCCGGCGGGCCCCCGGCTCCCCCCACTGGGTCGGCATGCGAACTGCTCAGGCTCAACGGTTTGCGCAAGCTATCGGTTGGCCAGTCGATTGCAGGCTAGTGGTGTGCTCTGCCGTTTCCCTAGCGAAGGGATTTCCCGCTGTAGCTGGCGGCAGACCAGCGAAACTAGGTATAACTAAAAAGCATACCTGAACGAAAGCGGAGACTCTGAAACGGGCACGATTTATGCTTACACAGCTTAAGCCATACCAATCGACTATACCTAGTTTGTATACTGCCCAGTAGGAGGGGGATTAGACACAGCTTGTCCTAGCGTGTGTAGATCCTACACTATCTCATTTCACCCCCGTAAACACAGGGTATCTTCGCTATTGACTGTTGAGGTAGACTCAACGACAATGCCTGTCGACGGTGAGTTCAGTCTCTGCCAGCCTCTGGCATCCTGGACTCGGGGAATAGGCTCCTATGACCGTCAGCGACCTTTGACAAACTTCAATGCTGGAAACAACGCGAGCATAAACCTCGCCTCACCTTTAGATTGCCTACCATAGCAATCGGGATGATAGAACCAGATCGGACTTCGGCCCTTTCAGCGGCCAGCCTCCGCTCAGTCGATTCACGTCGGGACTGCGAAAGCTTCAACACCCAGGTGAAACGGCGCACACGCGAAACGAGACACTCTGGCGACACTTCCCCAGCGGAACATCGGTGAAGCATCACGGTTTGCCCGGTGAAGCTTAACGGCCTGCAAAAGGCCTGTATTCACACTTGGTTAAAGGAACGGGAGGAACGTTCCTGCGAGCGAATAGACTCAGCATGTCAAATAGCAGTGTGCTCCTTTGTCCTTCTGGACAAGGCACTTGCGGAGAACACTCCTTAGTGCAAGGCACTTGATCTAGCTTTAGCAGGCTAGGTTTCCGGTCAAACCGTGTTTGACTGGGGGATGGGGATCGGAATAGGCACGTGAAGCGAGGCGAATTGCCTTAAGCTTTCCACGTGATAGATCCCGTGTTCTAGGCTGGGCCGTGACAGTGGGGACAAAAGGGAAACATGAAAATCAGTACCAAACGGATCGTTGTCTTCCATGCCAAGATCGCGACCATGATCAAGGCTGCCGGGTATGACGTTCAGCAAGCGGAGCTGGCTTGCCAGTCCGCTGCCAATGACGTGCAAGGCAAGGAGAAGGATCCGAAGCTTGGTGACGTGAAAAAGAAGGCGCAGGGGAAGGAAGTGGGCTGGCGCGAGCAGACCACGGTGGAGTTTTCGGGGAAAACCTGTACTCCGCTGGACTTCCTTTCCTGGCATGACGCGCAACAGCGCGTATTCACGGATCACGGCGAGCCGAAGGGGGATCTGTCCATCGGTCTCATGCCTGACATCTTGGTCTTTTGGTTGGACGGGATGAAAACCCGGAAGGCCAGCAAGGCGGAGAAGGACAAGGCGGAGGCTCAGGTTGCCTTGCAGGCGACGCGGGAGCAGTTGGCAGCGAATGGTCCGAAACGGGCCAACAAACCCGCCGGTGAGCCTGCCAAGGCCTAAGGCTAGGCTTATACGCACTGTCCCTCCGTAGGTTATACGGGGGGACAAAGGAGCACACAGCGAAAAGACAAAACTACACAACGGAGAAAGCTTGCCTCTTACCCTGTTAAACTCAGGGAATTCAATCGTGATAGGGCAAGGGAGTACACGAAAACAGCGCGGTCACGGCCCAGACAAACGGGCGCGCATAATCGGTTACGGGTTGTGTGGTAGGCAGGACAACCGCCTGTAGTATCTGACGGTTGGATTGTACGGCCCCTAAGAATGAGATACCGTGGGGGAATACAGAGGATTGATAGACTTAGGCAGGATCAAGGAGTCGTCACGGGTGAAAGCCCAGATACTGGCTCCCTGTTACCGCTGACGGTTGGCTTGAACGGTCGTTAGCCGCGACCTACGTAGGGCCCCAGCCGCCTTAGGGCGAGCTCACGTTGGCTAAGATGACTGCTTTTGGAGGCTTCGCAGAGGGGCCTAGCTATGAATTTTTCGGTGTCCTATCAGCGTTGAAAGGCTGGTGGGTTTTGCCAGGACAGACGGGGCTCGCAGTCCAGGGAGCGACGGAGCTAGCGTCAAGGATGGGCTGGCATGGAAAGCGGAGAGCATATCAATCAGGCACGCTGCCCGGCGACGGGGCTAAGAAGTCATGCCGACAGGATGACACGAGTAGATCGCCAAGAGGAGAGTATACTACCCTAGCAATGGTGAAGGGTCACAACGGGTGGACTGTGAATAGGTCGAATTAGCAGTACAGCGGGGCATGCGCTTTGCCACACCGACAATTGCGCATGCCCCTTTTAATTTCTTAGGCGGTGATAGTGGTAAGATGCTGGTCCCCCCCTCCATTCGAGCCAGTGTCAGCCGCTATTCACCGCCTTTTGTTTTTCCAATGAACGAACAATACCGGCGGCGCTTGGAATCGGGCAGTGAACAGATACGCATGGCTAAGATTAAGACGGGACGGGCTATCGCGGCCCAGTTAACG